AGGGCTAGTTATTGTTCCATTAACTGTGTGAGTTGAGAATATTTCCCAACTACCACCATTCCAAGAAGAAATTGTAATATTATTACTAGCATAAGGACTTACAATATAATAAGAATTTAAACGTTCTCCAAAAGTATAATTTTTAGTTAACATATCTAAAGGCATACTTACTTCATTATCCCCACCTGAACCATCTGCAATAGATAATGCCCAAGAATTATAAGAATTATCATAAACTACATTAGTAGCTTGAGTAGAAGGTGATGTATTTTCAGCAGTTGCTTCATATGCATTTCTTCTTCTATAATTATACTCACCTGCTAAAGCTCCAATTGATTTATCTCCTAAGGTGCCTCTAGCAGTCATTACTACAGGCTCATTTGATTTAATTGTAATATAATAATTTCTATAATCTGGTGAGGATGGAAATGTATAATTTACTACATCATTTTCATTTCCAGTAATAGTTGTAAGTAATGTAGTATTCGCCATTCCGGTTCTACCACCACTTGATGAGGAATTAGCTACAAAAATTTGTATAGATGTATTATCTTTAAGACAATAGAAAAATACTATTGGGGGTTGATATCTAGAATAGTAATACCCCCACTCTTTACCATAATAAGAAATAGGACAAAAAGCATGACCATTACTTACACCTTTAATTGATATTGGTTTATTACCTACATAGCGACGACCAGCAATAGCTGCAAATGAGCCATTAGAAGGGGCTGATGTAGCTGATACCTTTGTAGTAATACTACTTCCATTTATTTCATAAATAATAGTACCAGTATAGGGGGCACCCCAATAAGCAGTAGTATTTTCCATACATACAATTTCAGATAAAGCATGCTCTCTATTATCTACATTCATATTATCTAAAGGAGCAACTGAATTAAACCATTTGCCTTGAGGTGATGGGTTATTACCTAATGCATCAAAAATACAAAAAGGATCAACGTTCAAGCTTCCTGTAGAATTAATTATTGCTGCTACTGTAAAATTATTTTGCGTAGCAAACCATTCTAAAGCTGATGTGACATCAGAAACTCCTGCTCCTTCTTGATTAGCTAATCTTAAAAATTCATTATCATTTTGAGGAGTAAAAGATAAAGGTGCTTGGGAAGCTCCTAACATTTTATAAACTACATACTTACCAATTTCTGTAGGTTCAATTGCATTATAATATCCTGTTGCAGATGTAGGGCCAATATTTCCTTTTCCTACTCGAGCAGCAATATTCCCCTGCCTCATAGATCTTGCAGGTTTTGATGTAGCGTGTTTAAGAGGTCTTCCCATAGTATTTTATTATAAATATTATAGAGAATAAATAGCAGGTAAATTTCTTAAATAACCTTTTTCATTATCCATCCCAAATCCAACTAACCACTCATTATCAATCTTAAAAGCATTAAACATTTTAACTGGAGGTGTTGGGGATGATTTTCTAGTAACTAAACTTACAATTGAAATAGAAGCTGGTTTTTTAACATTTAAATAATCAATAACAACTTTCATAGTATTTCCAGTGTCATAAATGTCATCTACAATATAAACATGCTTACCTTTAATAGGAGTCTCAAGGTCTTTAGCAATAACTATATCGCCTTGTTTACGATTTATATACGATTTAACGCGCATAAAATCACATTCCACATCAATTGGCATAGCCCGTACTAAATCAGCATAAAACGCAAAACAACCATTAAGTAACCCAACCATTACTACAGGAGTTTTATCACCTTTATGTTCATCTGATATTTGTTTTGCAACTATTTTTGTTTGGATATCTATATCTTTAGCACTAATTAATTGATTCATATTTTTAATTTTGATTTAACTCTATCTGATATTGGGATAGCATCTCCCATTTCATCTATTCTAACAAATGTAATATTTGTTGCTAAAATAACATTTTGCTTTCCATTATAAACATTATGTGAACGTGCTTCCATATATAATGTTAAAGAAGTAGTTCCAATTTTTTTTACATCACCATATATTTTTAATAACTGACCTTCTTTAGCAGGTTTATTAAAAATGCATTTATCTATACTCTTAGTTACCATTCGTGGGGTATCACAAAACTCAGAAGCATAAGAAGCAGCTGCTGCATCTAACCAAGCTAGTAATTTTCCTCCAAATAAATTTCCATGGAATCCTAAATCTGATTTTTTAATTGGGTGTTGGGTTATATAATGCATTTTATCTTTTCCCTCCATTATACTCTACAGCATGTCCTTCAGTTATTAATTGTTTATTTACATTTACTTCATTAACAAATATAATTCCTAAACATCTACCGTATTTACCTACACCTTGAGATTCTAAAATAAATGATCCTTTTTCTAGTAATTCTTCTAATCTAATTTTAGCAGCAATTCCTCTTGCTTTTTCTTCTAAATCTCTAGTTCTTGACTCTGGGGCATTCATCCCTACCATTCTAATTCTTACTTTTTTCCAAGTATTAAATCCTAAATCTACAAGGGCATCAACAGTATCTCCATCAACAACTCTATCTAATTTTGCATTGTATTTATACATTTTCTAAGTATTTCTTTAATTTATCTATTAATAGTAAAACTTCATCTGGTTCCATTGTTATAGCACAACAAACACTAACATTTTCTGATATTTCTTCCAGTATTTCAAGTGCTTCTTCTTTAGACATTATACTTCTCTTTTGTCTTCAAAGGCAATAATGTGAGGTCTCCATGTCATTCTATAACCATTGTCCCTAACCCAATCAAATAATACTGGGTATGACTTAAATAATGCTTCTCTTGAATCTCCAGCAGGCATAAACCATACTTTATGTTGAGGTACTTCTAATGTTTTAATACATTCCATAATCTCAGCTAATGCTCCTTCATCCTTACCGTCCCATACTGGTTTGATATGATAATCAGAATGATATTCAATTGATTGTTTCATTGCATCATAATTAAGTCTAAGCCTATTATGAGTTTTAATCATTTTTTCATCCGTTTCTTTACCTTGGGGAGTTAAAACACCTACAACTGGTACAGAATTACTAAACTTAGGGCTAATAGATAATAAATTAATAGGATAGTCTGTGGGGAGGAAATGAGATCCCTCAGTTTCGATAGTAATAAAAATATCATTTTCATGTGCAAAATGTGTTAATTCATTTACCAAAGCAGGATGCATAGTAGGTGAGCCTCCAGTTAACATCATTTCTTTTATATGAGGATTTTTCTCATACATTTCAATAATGTCTTTGAAATTAAAATGTCCTTTTTCAGGATGAATACTAGTATACCAAGAGTCACACCAACCACCTTCTCCAAAATAACATCGATGAGTACAACCTGTTGTTCTAATAACTACTGTTGGGTAACCTGCTCTTGATCCTTCTGACTGAACTGCTGTATAAATTTCTACAACAGGTAGATTTTTATTATAATCTTCTATTCTTTTTAACATACAATTTTTTTAAGTGGTTTTTTATTCACTATAATATGCAGCATTTTTTCCATGCTCCATAAATTTAACTTTTGTTACTCTAACTCTATTATCTGTTTCTTCAAATACAAAATCATTGAGCTTATTATAAATATATTCTGCAAATTTTTCTGCACCTGTAGCTTCAATTACTCTTAATTGAATTACTCCTAGTTGATTCATAGTTTCCCAACCTTTCATACCTGGGTCATCTTCTGCAATGATAACAGTATGGTCAAACATATAATCCATCCATTCCTTAGGTGATTTACCCTCAATTTGGGTTTTAGCACGCTTCATACCACCAAAATCCCAAACCCAGTTTCTATCATCTAAATCACCTTCAAAATATACTTTGAAACTAATACCATATCCATGTAAAAATCTACAATGTGTATCTTCAGCTTTCCATTGACGAAACACTGTACTAAACCCGTCAAATACTTTACTTGATGAAAATTTACCCATTGTAAAACTCCATTATTTGAACCTCAGACATATTTCCTGTTGTTCTTTTAATTTCATTACCATCTAAATCTGTTAAGACCATAGTAGGTACACTTTTAATGTTATATTTTTGAGGCATTGAAGCATCATAATCAACATTAATTTTTTTCATCTTAATTTTTCCTTGTTTTTCCATTTGTTCCATCAAAGGAGACATTACTTTACAAGGTCCGCACCATGGTGCGCTGAAATACAAAATTCCTCTATTCATTTTTTATTTATTTAATTTATACTAATTCTTCGATTATACCTATTACTTCACTCAATATAAGAAAAGCAGTTGCCCAACCCAAGCTAAATGGGATAAAACAATAACCTAAAATTCTTACACCAGATTTAATAAAACTGATTTTTTGGTGCATGTAAGCATCAGGTAATTCTTTTATATTAGCACCTGCTAATTGGTTAACTATTTTATCTACTTCTTTATTTAATTCTTTATTTTCCATTTTATTTAATTTTTAATTGTTCTTTTTCGTATTCTGAAAGAACTTGTTCAACATATATTCTTGCCGTTTCATAATCAACAGGACCTGTTTCATCGGCATATTGTACTGGATCAGGTCTTCCTAATTTAATGAACGCTTCAATACGTTCTACAGATGATGCTGATTTGTAATCAGACCACCCTTCAGGTGTTGGTTTATATGAAGTGTTTGTTCTAGCATAAACTTCATCAAAATCAATACCTAATTTTTCACATAATACTTCTCCATCTTGAAGAATAGTAAATTTATCACCTTTAAGATAAGGAGTATAATAACCTACTCTTTCAGCATCCCAATTACCTTCTCTAAAAGCATGATCATCAGCATCTCTAAATTCTTGTCTACAATCAGGGTAAATATCATGATCCCCGGCATGAATTCCTAAAGCAATTGATGTTCCTTCTTCTGTTCTATTTGCTACTGATAAAGCAACTGCCTGAGTTATAGAAGCAAATATTTTATTTCTATTAGGTACTACAGTAGCTTTCATATTTTCAGCTGCGTAATGCCCTTCTGGTACTTCTTCACCACCTTCAACTAATGCTGAATCTAGTAAATCAACTAATCCATCTAATTTAATAACCTGATATTTAATTCTACAACCACCATAACAATTATTGTCAGTACATTGTCTATTTAAATAATCAACTAATGCTCTTGCTCTTTTTAGTTCAACCTTATGTTTTTGACCATAGTCAAAGGATAAAGCTGTTACTGTTTCAAATTTATCAAGACATTTAAGCAATAATGTACTTGAATCCATACCACCTGAAAGTGATACTACTGCGTGTTTCGGACGTCGTGAGTCCTTAAAATTTAATTCCAATTGTGTCATTTTTATTTATTTATATTTGCCAGGTATTTTAAGCGTATAGGCAAACGCTATTGCATGTCACGTAATTTAAGTTGTTTTTCTTCAACAACCACTTTAAAATGAGTACCTTGTATTTTTGTACTTCCACCTTGTTTAAGAAGTTTTCGAAATAATCCTTCTTCTCTATCAGTCCAAAATTCACTAAGTGCTAGAATTTCATCTTTACTTGCTGATTTATCATTATTATTGATAAAAATGGTCTGATTAGACCTTATTGATTGTTTTTTTAACATATCTTTATTCTTCTATAAATTCTGGTTCACTGTAATCATCAATTGGTTTATCTCTTACTAGATCCCAATCTGCATTATCTATAATCTCTTGTTGGATATCTTCATCACCCGTTTTCCACTGTGTTAATTCTTCTTCGGTTAACACATATTCTTCCCATCTGTAATTTGCGTAATTTACATTTCTTGTTAGTTTTGCCATTTTATAAATTATTTATCATTTTAAACACATCTAAATTGTAAGTTAAAAGATCATAATCAACTTGATCATTTAACATATAAAAATAATCATTCATATTTGCTTTTGGTTTTTGATATAAACCATAATTTCTATATTGAACATCTTCTAATGTCGCCATAACTGGGTTTGATGTATCAATTGATTCTATGCAATTAATACCTTCATACCACCCAAACTCTTGGGGTACAGCACATCCTAATAAATGAATTCTATCATCTTGTTTAATATCTCCCATTTTCATTAAAGCTGAAATTACATAAAGTCTTCCTAAAGCTTTACCTAAATCCTTATTTGGGTGAGGACAAACATCATTATAATAAGAAGCCCCATATGAAAAACAAATTTTACCGTAACCTAAATTTTTATAAGCTTTAACACATTGTGAAGCTTCATGAATTGTTTTTGCTTGAACTACAGCAACTTTCTCAACTCCTTCAGGAAAATCATAAATATTCCATATTTCAGCATTTTGAATAGATTCTACACAATTTTCCCAAACATCTGGTACTATAAATTCATTAGGTTCTAATTCATTAACCCAATATACAAGACGTTCATGGTTATAGGCTTCGCCTAATTCATGAAGAGAATTATCCATTATAATATAACGACCTTGTCTTTTAGATTCTAAAAAATATTCTAAATAACCTGGTTCTTCATCCAATAAATGGGGAAGACAATAGTCATAATCATTAAATCGTCTACTATCGTTTAATAGACATAGGGGTGTTTCGTGACTTATTTTTATTGCCATAACTGTTTAATTTGTATTTAATATACGAAAATGGAGCGGATAATCCAAGCCCACCTAAGATAATTGTAAAAATGTTTGGGTGCCAATGTTCACCACATAATCCTAAAGCATGTTTAAAAAATTCTATCATTTTAAAAATTTAAGGCTTCCGATATTACTGGAAGGTTTGTTTTTAGTTGTTTTTTAATTTCTTTTGCTATTAGTTGTATTTCTTTTTGGGCGTGCTCATCATCTCTTAATTCAAGAAAATGAACCCAAGAACGAATCGATCCAGTCATTTGAATTTTAGTAGTAGTAGTTAATGGTAAAATCATTCTAGCTTGCTCCCTAGCAACTCCCGCTTCTAAAAGTTGATTATAAAGAATATGGGAGTTATTTAAAAGTCCGTTGATAGCGTTTAAAGCTGTAGTTTGAATGGTTTTTAGGTCTACTCCCTTTATAATAGGATTAACTACTTTGGTTGAGCTTTGTCTGTTGTCTTCGCATTGTTCTCGAAGCTCGATGGGTTCAAAAATGGATCCAACTTTATTAACATCTTGATATCGTTGGCTAAACTCTTGAAAAGAAAACGAACGGTGGCGGATGAGCTGGATTCCGATTGCTTTGGAAGTTTCAATTTCGAACGTCGCGTGACTATGTTCAAACGGCGACCAGTGCTTGTGGCGTACAAGGTATTTGAGAAGGCCTGCTGCATTAGTCTTCTTATCCTTACGTGAACTAGATACACGTGCAATCTCCACAATATGCTCTTCAGCATTAGGAGTAATGTTTAATAGTTTTACTTGCATTTAATTTATTTAAAGTGTCTATGTTATAATTTTTAATCTTTGCTATGTGAAAATACAACTCTTCAGTAGTACCTCCAAATTGTTCCATAATATCTTGAACTTCTTGTTTACTAATTTTAAATACTTTACCCAATTTTTGTTTTAAATCATCCATTCTTTCATACTCGGTTTTCATACCATCTTCAAACAATTTATTATAGCGTTTCCTAGCACGCAACTCAATTTCAAGATAAAGTCTATCTTGCTCTGGTTCTCGACCTTGGTAATTATCAATAAATTCTTTTTGTTCATCCTTCATCCACTTTAACTCCCATTCTGCTTGTTGGAAGTATTCTGGGTATTCAAAATCCCCGTTTCTAATTTTATCTAAAAGGGAAAATTTATAAGGTAAAGATTTATGAGTTCTAAAACGCCTCCACCAATAAAAAGGTAAAGCTCTTCTTCCACTTGGTTTTTTAGGGGTTTTCATGTTATATTGGTGATATGTCTTTAGTTGGCCAATATTCATCTCCATAATAAGTGCAAATTTCTTCCCCAACTTCAATATTTTTTAAAGCAATAAAATCAAAATGGTAAGGTATATCTTTAGTATTATCCCACATTGCATTACTATTATCATTACTATGGTTGTATATACAACCAAAACCTAAAGGTAATACATGTTCTGCTCCATTATCCATACTAGTACCTCTAGGATAATTAAATACATAATCCATTAAAGTACCATTAACATGGTCTTTTGGACTACCAGTTTTTATACAATAGCATCTTTCAATAAGTTCTCCCTTTTTAATAGGTGTGTCTGTGAAGACTCCATAGCCTTTTTTATCAGTCCACTTTACATATAAATTATTTGGAACTTTCATATCAGAATGGTAAATCATCTTCTTCCCCTTCTTCAGTAAGGAAAATTCCTGGGTTTTCTAATAATTCTTCTTGGAGTTGGGTTATTAGTTCTTGTTCTAATTCCCATTGATCTGCTAATACTTCAATGTCTATAAACATAATTTTATTTTTTAATTAAATACTTTCGTTAGCCCATTCATTATCTAATGCTGCTGAACATTCTACTTTTATTTCTTTTAGTGTAATGTCTTTATAATTAATTTTCCCTACTGATTTTTTACCTAACATATCAAATGTATATAATGTAACACAGGTAGGACCCCATTTAGTAACATTCATTCCATTCCAATCACAATTAATTGAATCACCTTTTTCACTTACAGTAAATACTTTTGGATTCATCCCCCACTTACCATCATCACCTTTACAATAAGTAGTAATACCTGTGACTGTAAAATCAACTTTACCTTTCTTTAATGTTTCTTTAATTTCTTTTGACATAACTTTTATTTAATTTATACTTGGCTTAACGCCCTTATTTATACGTAAATATACGAACCCTCTTCCGCTTCTCCAAATTTTTTCGCATAGAAAGAAAAAAGGCGCCAATTAAGGCGCCTTTCTCTACTATATAGATTAAGCTTATTTCTTATTAATAAAGAATTGAGCTAAAATAACTAGTGCTACTAAACCAACAAATCCACCCTCACCAAAGCTTGAGATTAAACCTGTTAAGTTACCAACTACATCCATTCCGAATATAGTTTGACCAGTTAAAACATTCCATAGGATCGCTACTGGAAGAACTGCCATCATAATTGATAACAAACCTCCAAAAAATCCAGTTACATACTTAATTACATTTTCCATTTTAATTTAATTTAAGTTAAACAATAATTAAAACTTCAAACCAAACCCTAACTGTAAGTTAGTAGTTTTAGCTTGTGTATCGTACACAACTTTCGGATCTAGGAACATTCCACCTTTATGAAAGGCAAACATTCTACCAACTCCTAATTTCATACCATCTGTGTCTAGTCCGTCTGTAGCTACATATGCGAAATATCCTTTATAGAAATATCTTGCATGTAGATCTAAACTTACATCCTTAGAAGAATCTGCTTGAGAAACATTTGCCCCTATCATAAGGTCATCTGTTATAGCATATCCCACTGTTGGGCTTAAAGACCATTCAGTCCATGATACATCTGCAATGTTACCAGTACCAACGTACCAATCACCTTTTGCGTTTTGCACTTCTTGTGCGTTAGCTCCAACTGCAATAAACAGTCCTAAAGCTAGTGTTAAAATCATCTTTTTCATTTTTTTGATTTTGGTTAATAAATAATTAATATTTGAAAACGTAGTGGCCAGCTACTTTGGATAACTTATCGTGACCTATATACATTATTCAAATGTCGAACCGGAACGATAATAAAATTGACCAATATATCCAACCTAAAGTAACAGAATTGGATATTCTTTAATAACGAATGACTAAGTCGTCATCATCATTATTTTTTCCTTTGAGTTTATTCAACTTTTTGTTTAAAGCTGCTAAACCTCTAGGACCTCTTTTTCGATTTTTTGAGGTATTTTGAATTTGTTTTTCTAATTGTTCTATTTCTGATGAGTACCCTTGTGGGAATGCCGATTCTTCTGTATGGCTTGTGGGTTCCTTATCAATTTCGTAATCATAAATATCAGTAAATTTATCATCATCAATGTTTTCTTCATTATCTTTTGGTTTAACTATAACTTTTTCACCATAAAGGTTTTTTTTTGTAATAGGGCGTATTCTTTCAAATGCGTAGTTAGCAGCTATTACTAAAGCAATTGCTAAAGGATCAAATACAAATATAATAGTTAATAGTAAATAATTAATAATTTGATCCATAGGTAAACCTGTTAATCCTGATAGATATTTTAAAGGGCCTAATTCACTAGCGACAGAACTACTTGTTTTTATTTCGACTATTTCTGTTTCATAATTAAATAATTTCTCATTTAAAATATCTACCTTATCATTAATCTTAGTTTGTCTATCAATAGCTTGATCTAATTGTTTTTCTAAAGCATTACGAGTTGCTCTTGAAGTTGTAGTAATCAATACACCTTCGGCGTTTGTATATTGTATAACGTTGTTTGCTAGTCCAGTACGTAAATCGGCAACGGCTTTATTGATATTTTCTTTTTCGTCGTTATATACGTCAAGTTGCCCCTTAGTATTATCTCTTCTGGTTTCAACTAATGCAATTTGGGAATCTATATTTCCGGCTTTTGCTGCTGTTTCTTGATATGCTGATGAAAGAAATCCATAAATTCCCATTGATGTAATAAGAATTAATATTATACAAGCTACTGATAGATAATATTTTAAAAATTTAGGTAATCCTTTTCTATATTGATATAAAAGAGATGCAATTACTAGTTTTGCTATTTCTAAAGATGTTGCCATTACGATAACAGCAAAGGTTGCTCCTGCAAATAGTTTACTAAGGCCACTTATTGAATAAAAAGCAGCAGATGCACTTACTGATAAAGCAGAAAGTGCTATAATGAAAGGGAATATTCTTTCTTTGATTTTTTCAAACATAATAAAAAGTTTTAGCTTCTAAAACCCTTATGCTTATCTATTCGGTCTAAAATTTTATTTAATTCTTTAACTTTAATTAAACCTGCCATAGATGCATTTTTAAGAGCGCTTATTAGCTGTAATACCATGAACGGTACAATAATTACTTCAGATAGCCAACCTGCTCCTGTAAATCCTTTTTCTACCATTAAAATAACTGTTAAAATAGCTAACCACACAAATGTATTTTTTGTTATTTTTAGAGCTTTATATGTTTTAAATCCTTCTCTTTTTATTCCAGCCCAAATACCGAATATGCCATCTAACCATAATACTGCTACTACAGCTAAATACTGTTCCATATTTTCCATTGATAAGTTTAGAAAGTACGTACAAAGATATGTACAAAATGATGTTATTCCCACTATTGATAATTTAGTTTGCATTGTTTATAAATTTATTAACATTTCTAAAAGTTCTGGTTGTGGAAACATATCAAATTTATCTTTACGTGTGTTGGTGTGTGTCCATAATCCTTTTACTTTACCATAATAAGCATCTGGATTAAACTCAAAGGCTTTAGCCCCTTTTTCTTTAATTAAAGCAGGAAGACCTGCTCTTACATCTATATTATCTCTATCTGCAATGTGTAAAATTAATTTACGTAAAGATTCTATTTGTTTATCTGAATATTTGTGCCATGTTTTATATCCTCTGAATGGTTTATCTAATGTAACGATTTGTGATTCATTTGCTGTAGTTCCTGCATATGTTTTACCATTTTTTAAGTATCCAAAGTTGTTTACTTCGATACCAACAGAATAAACATGCATGTGTTGTGAGCCATTTTTACCTAAATGCCACCCAAAGCATCCTTCAGGAAAAGCTTGAACAACTTCTCCATCATATTCATCATCATTTCCTTTTATTGATTGTCCTCCTAATACAAATTCTGTTGCTACTGCCCCCCTATTATCTCTCCCCCAATGATCAATTGTTCTGTAAGGATTATTCCACCCTGCAGTATGGTGAAGGAATAAAAATTCAGGTTCAATATTACCTTCTTTATATTCACCTTTAGGTAAGTAATGTTTATGGATTAATAAATCATTAAATGTAGTGTATACTGATTCTGAATTGTCTGTACTTATTAACCCCATATAATCTAAAGTAACAGGGCCTACTATCCCATCAGAAATTAAATTATTTTGTGATTGATATTTTTTAACTGCTTTTTCAGTTCCTTTACCAAATTTACCATCAGCTAAAATATTTAAAAATTCTTGTAATTTTTTAACTTCTAAACCTTTTGATCCTAATTTTAATACCATTTTATAGTAATTGTTTATTATAAATATTAGTAAGCTGATTCTTGTTTAACTACTTCTATAGCTCTTAACATTTTAGGATAGTCTACAGGACATAATAAATCTAATCCTGCTTTTGCTGTGAATTTTATATATGCATCTCCTTTAAGATAAAGTAAAATAGTTGGGGCCATTCGAATTCTTAATTCTTTTTTAAGTTTAGGGGAGGTTGCTATATCAATACGATAATAACTAACCCCTTCTAAATCATCTAATTTTTTCCAATCACTAAATGCATTACTTTTATTAAAATCTGCATAAAACTCAATAACAATAACTTCATGATAATCATCTTCAAATCCTCCATTAGGAGAAATTACACCTTCAAAAGTATTATCATTAATCCAATATTTTTCAGGGATTCTATCTTGAGCAAAAATAAATATAGGAAATAAAAATAATAATACTAATAGATTTCTCATATTATCTTTGTTTTTGTAATTCATAAAGACGTTGATCAATTTTTTCTAATTCTTCTAATATTGATTCAACATCATCTTGAGTATCCATAATAGTTTGGCGAATTAATTCATCTTTTAAATCATACTCTATACGATCTATTGGGGGTACTGGGAGTTCTTTAGCTTTTTGTATATCAGCTTGTAGAGCAAACCACATACCTACTACAGTAGCTACTCCTACTAGTACCATTCCGATAGTTTTTAAATCTAACGTTACTTTTGTTTCTTCTCCTATTTGTTTTGCCATTTTTTACTTAAATGTATAATTTATTCCAAAACTAGTTTGATATAATCTACTATCCCACATTTTTGAAAATTCACCTTCTGCAAAAATTCCTAAGTTTTTTCCAAATTTATAACCAAAACTAATTCCTGCTGAATAATCATTCCATTGTTCTAGTTCTGAGTCTTGTATTAATCCACCTTTACCCCAATTGTTTCTATTAAGATAACTAAATTCTTCTTCTCCAGCAATATATTTGTGATATGGAAGAATATAATTTGCATAGGCATGTAACCAAAAATCTCTTTTATAATGATAAAAATCTATACCTACTATTGGAGCTACTTCCATCCAAGGATCTAATAAATCCCAAGCTTCACCATTAAAACGATTCATTAATCCAGGCATTATTGTTTCTCTAAAATCTAAATCTGAATGAGCTACTTCAGCACCATTTGAATCAATCCAACACCAATCTTGGGTTGTTATTTCTTCTCCAGTATTAGGATCAGTACTTGTTTGTGTATAAAAAACATCTTGATAACCATATTGATAGCCTAACTCATACCAATAATTAACTGGGTATTCTTGACCACCTATTATTTGTGTTTCATTTAACCATATTTCTACTGGATTATAACCATATGCTCTTTCATGTCCTCTTAAAATAGCACCTGCTGATATACTAAATTTTTCACCAATTGGTAATCTACCTCTTACTTCAGCAGAGTTAAAATTTAAATTTATTTTACCTACTTCTCTAGATTGAACTTTTACAATATGATATTTTCCTGTGTGTTTTATAAAAAAGTTATAATTTGTAAAATTTTCACCTCTCCATCTTTCTTTTTCAAAATGAAATTGATATTCTAAACCTGTAACTGCAGATGTGGGGGCACCAAACACTAATTGTTCTTCAGTACCATCATAGTAATTTTTAGGTTTTCTTTCATAATTAAATCTAGCTAATTTTCTTATACCAAATCCTAATCTATAATCAAATGGATAAATAGGAGTATTATCTACTACATCAGGAATAGAATAAAGACTGCCATCTGGGTTAGTTCTTAAAAAATATGTTGGTTCTGATGCCTCAATGGAATTTCTTACTTCTCCAGCTCCATATATAGTACCATATTTTAGGAAGTCTTGATAAAATGAATCTAATAAACCCTGAGCTTGGGATTGGGTTCCTATTAATAATAAAGCAATAAATATTAGTTTTTTCATTTTTTAATTTTAAGTTATTCTGTTTTATTGGGGTTCTTTTTCCCCACAAAGATTTTTTCTAATCCCGCAATCCCAAAACAACCTAAAGTTATTATTAAAAACGATTCATATATAAACTCATTTATTACTAAGTCTTTACTAAAGTAACCAGTAACTAAATCAGCTACCGCAAATATTACCATTACTGCAAATGACATAAACCCTATAACGCTTTTTTCGTTTATATCGTTGTTATCTTTAAATATATCTCTAAATGCCATTAATTTATCTTTAATATAGTTCATTATATAACATGATTTAGATGAAAACTTATTCAATTATAAATACATAAAAAGGAGGTGCTGATGCACCCCCTTTTCAAAGTTTTAATAAATTATTTTTATACTATTTATTAAGTACTCTTAATACCCATGCTTTAGCTAAATCCCAATTTCGTGTAGCAAATACACCAAATGCAAACCCAGCATAAATTTTAAAACCAAAAGACCAAAGTAATAGACCTGCAACTAGACCTAATATACCTTCAATTCCATTACCTTCCAACCAAGATTTTACTGCGTTGATTGTTTTTTTAATAGCTGAGATTTTTTCAACTACTACTTCTTTTTTAATTGCTTTTTTACGTGCCATTTTTGTTAATTTTTATGATTTACCCTTATAAATATATTACCCATCACAAGATACACAATCTGCCATTCTACTTCCTAAATCTCCTTTAATAACTGAATCAGTTCTTAGGTAATAAAATGTTTTAATTCCTAATTTCCACCCTTCTAAATGCACTTGATTAATCCATTTTGGTGAATCATTTACATCAAAAGATAAATTTAAAGATTGAGTTTGATCTATATATCTTTGTCTTAGAGCTGCTTGTCTTACTAATTCTAATTGGTTTACTTCCGGAAATGTTAAAAATAATTCTTTTTCATCTGGTGTTAGAATAGTATCGGGTAAATTCATTACAGAACCCCCATCAACTAACATTTGATCCCACCATTCATCTTTATCTTCACCTTTTTCCTTTAATAATGCTTGTAGTACTTTATTTTTTCTAATAAATGTACCTTTTGCTCCATTAAAAGTATAAATGTTTGCTGGTAATGGTTCAATACCTGCACTGATACCTCCTACAATAACTGAATTTGATACTGTTGGGGCAATTGCTAATAAGTGGGTATTTCTCATACCTGTACCTTTACACCATAGAGGTTCACCATATTCTTTAGCTAAATCCATAGATGCTTTTTCTGCTTTCCCTCTAATATCACTAAAAATAGTGTGAGTCCAAGCAGTTGAAGCAATTGAATTAAATGGTAAGCTTTTTTGTTGTAAAAATGAATGCCAACCCATTACACCTAAACCTAATGCTCTACCTTTTTTGGCATGTTGGTGGGTTCTCCTTAACGAATCTTTACCATTAGATTTATCAATAAATTCTTGCATTACCCCATCTAAAAACCAAGTAGCTAATTCTACAGTATCTGTATCTTTCCACTCTTCATATTTAGCTAAGTTTAAAGATGATAAACAACAAATAAATGAATGCTCTTCATCTGTAAATAAAGTAATTTCAGAGCAAATATTAGTCATACTTACATCTAAATTATTTAGTCTATAGGCAATTGGGTTATCTTTATTAACATTATCCTTATACATAATATAAGGTTCACCAGTTTCCATTCTTGATTTTAAAACTGTAGCCCACCTATTCATTGATTCTGGGTCTCTAGCTTCTAATTTTCTCATAAATGAATCACCTACAACAACACATTGGTGGAGATTTAAACACTGTCTGTTAGGGTCTCCTTTAGGTCTACGAATTTGTAAAAACTCATCTATGTCTCCATGCTCAATATCTAAATTAACGGATGCTGCTCCTCTTCTAACATTTCCTTGGTTAGTAGCTATAATAGATGAATCATAAATTTTAGCCCAAGGCACTACACCCTCACTTTTACCATTTCCTGTAATTTCTTCCCCACGTTGTCTAATGCGAGATAATGAGATTCCAACACCACCACCGGATGCTGTTAATTTCATTAGCTCTGCGTTTGTTAGGCCTATACCACGTATAGAATCAGGTGTATCAACACCAAAACATGAAATTGGTAAACCTCGATCAGTCCCCATATTTGATAATACTGGTGATGCTAATCCTAACCAACCATTCCACATTATTTTAAAAAATTTATTAGATAATTCTGGTTTTTTAAGTCTTATAGCAGCTGCATTGGCTACTCTTTTATAAGCTACTCTTACGGTTTCCCCTGGGAGTAAGTATCCTTTGGAAATTGTAGCTAAAGATATTTCATCCATCCATTCTGGGTATTGCTTTCCAGCTTCCCAATTACTATAATCTACTTGTAGTGCGTTATTTTCCATATCTTAAAATATTGAATTAGCATCCCAATCTTGAACTCCTTTGGAATAGTTAGTAACTCGATTCGCAAAGAAATCTGTGTGTTGTTTACCACCTGATAGACTATCAAACCATTTCATTCTTTGTACTGCGTCTTTATCTATACCATTAACAATTGCGCCATATCCTAAATCACCCATTTTAGTGTTTACTCTATGTTTAATGAATGATACTAAATCATATTTTGGACATCCTTTTAAATCCCCCATTTCATAAACTTTATCAATAAAATCTAATTCTAATTTTAAAGATAATTTAGCTGCTTCTTCAATATCAGTTTTCAACTCTGGGGTGTTAAATTCAGGGTGTTCTTGCATTAAGGTTCTAAATAGCCAACACCCAGCATTTGAGTGTAATGATTCATCTCTAATACTCCACTCAACTATTTGACCTACACCCTTAAGTTTATTATCTAATTTAAAAGATAATAAAACAGCAAATGAAGAAAATAAATTAACACCTTCCGTAAATGCTGAGAATATAGCTAATGATTTAGCTCTTTCATGCCAATTAGGAGTACCATCATGTGAATCTCTTACTTTTGTTAAGGCATCAATTTTAGCCATTGTTGCTTCATCCTCTAAAAATTCGCTAAAATCATCTAACCCTAATTCTTCATTTAACAAAGAATAAGCTTCAGCATGAATAGTTTCAAAAGCCCCAAATGTAACAGCCATTTTAATTATCTCAGGTTTTCTAAACCATTTTGTAACTAAAGTTGACCAATAATCATTTACAACTGTTTCAGTTTGAGCGAATCCTTTTAATATAGTTCCAATTATATTTTTTTCATTCTCTGTTAAATTTTGTTTCCAATCATTAACATCACTCATCATTGGAACTTCTGTATGTAACCAATGAGCTTGTTGTTGTTGTAACCAAAAATCTGATGCCTCCTGATATTCAAAAGGTTTATATACTATACGTTCTTTTAGTAGGGAAGTTTTTGCCATTTATTTTTATTTATTTAATTCAAAAAATTTATTTTTTAATACTTGCTTATCAAAGGTATCAAAATCACCATAACCTTTATTTTGTGGGGTAGGTTCATCTGATTCATAGTCATCTGGATTGTAATCATGAACTTCGAAATGTCCTGTAGATGTATCAGCTTTTACACCAAATGTTAAACCATCCATACCATACCTATTCTTCATAATGTGAAATCTTCCTGTTCCATTTACCTTATCTTGTTTTTTTCTTGATAAAGACATACAAAAATCAGTAATCATAATTTTATCATATGATCCTGCTGCTTTATCTCCTTCAATAACATCATCTTTTGCACCTGCACGATTTACTTGAGAAACTGACCAAATTGGTACATCTAATTCTCTAGCAAGTCCTTTAGTGCTTGTATAAATATCATCAATTTCCCCTTTACGATCAGCTGTTCTTTTCTTTGTTGAGAGAAGATCTACATAATCAATTATAATTAAATCTGCTTTAGTTCCCAAATCTTCTACTTTACGAATGTGAGATTCAATTGTTGAAATTGTTGCTCTTCCTGTAGGGAATTCTTTGATAATAAGTTCTCCAGGAAGTTGAGGTAAAATTTCTTCAATTTTATCTCGATTTTTAAGTACTTGGTCTACTGGGATTTTGCTGAAGAAAGCATCATATCTTCTACCAACATACTGCTCGCCTAATTCAAGAGTATAATGTAAAACATTAAATCCCATCCTTACAGCATACCCACCTAAGGCAACTAATGACCAAGATTTACCACCTCCTGGATTGCCAAATATAAGACCAAAATCTCCATTTCCCAATCCACCTTGCAATATGTCGTTGACATTTTCCCAAGGAGTTGGTAATGTAGTTCTTGAATCTTCTCTAAAACGTGATTCGATATCTTTATTATATTCATGACCTACATTTTTATCGTTTCCTGCTTTTAATGCAGATTCTACTAGATATTTAATCCCATCAAAATCCCCAGCCTTAAGTAAATCTACACTATTAAGTAAGGCTTTTTTTAATTGTTGATTTTTACAAAATGTTGAAAATTCTTCTTGAACATACTCTAAATCTTCATCAGATGATTCATATGCTGATTTGAGTTGTTCTCTTACTGATAGTTTTAATACTTCATTTTCAATTTTTTGAAGTTCTACCTTAAGGGTATCCATTGAAGGCGTAGTATGGTATTTATCATAATACCTAAGAATTTCATTAATAACCCATTGATGTGCTTGGTTATCAAAATATTCATCACTCAAAATATCATGAATATTGGTTAAGAATTCTTTATGGGTTAAAAGTGAAGATAGTACCTTTATTTGGAAATGGTTTCCATATTGATTTAAACTGGTTAATGTCATAACTTTTATTTTAATTTATTTAATTTGCAATGATTCAAATATTTCCTTTACCCAAAAATTAACATTTCTTATCATTCCACCTAATTTATCTTCATTGTAGAATGCTACGAATTGATCAGGAAGATAATGATAATCATTAGTTTTCACAACCTGAGTGAGGTATTTTTTATCATTTTCATCTAACATTGGGTTAGATAAATCCATTATTTTGTAATTCTTTTCTAATTCATCAATATGTTGAATTACCCTAGCATATATAACATTTTCCTTAAATTTTGATTCACAAATATTATAGATATCATCTAATGATAAATCTCTTTCACTTAATTCAGGAAATAGTTTTCTTAGTTTCTTTTCACCTAACCCTTTAACTCCTTTTACTTTATCTGAATTGTCTCCCATTAGGGTTTTATATAAAATAAAATTATGAGGGGACATATTAAATTTTTCAACTACTGTTTCTTCAGTATAAAATTCCTTTTCCATAGGGCGATATACAATAACATTTTTATTAATTAGTTGTAAAAAATCTTTATCTGAGGATACTATAAACACTTTATCTTCTGGTTTTTCAGGGATAATATCTGACAAATATGCTATAACATCATCAGCTTCAACTTTAGGTAATGTTATAGTTTTAACAGGTAAAGTTTTTAGGTATTGAATTACCCTGACCATTTGATCCACTTTAGCATCATGTTCATCTTCTATATCATCAAAAGCTTCCCAATTAGTAATACGTTGTAAATCCCTACCTGATTTATATTCAGGGAGGAGATTTTTCCTAGCATTAGCTGACCCAGCACCATCAAATATTACATAAACTTGAGTAGGATCAACTCTACGAATTTCAGCTCCTAAAGATCTAAAAAATCCGCCTAACCCCCCAATATGAACCCCATCGGGGTTTACCATATTCATCATTGCAAAGTTTCTAAAAAATAGATTTAATCCATCTATCATTAGAATTCTTTCCCCTTCTACAGTTTCTTCCCCATGCTCCTCAATATTGTTGAGGAGATTTAATAATTCCTTTTGTTTCATTGTGATTTTTTTATATACCCGGAATATACGAAAGATATCCCGGGTATCAAAGTTTATTGTGGCTCGTCTGTGTGAGATGTTATATCATGATATTCTTGATCTTCTTCTGCGATCTTGAAATCACTTCCACCTAATATAGCAGCCCATTCTTCTGCATGGTCTTCTTTATATTTCTTCAAATCTTTATCATTATCCAAAATAAACCCATGAGGTGTCATTACAAGTTTTCCTCTTGTTGTCATACCATTAATGTGGTTTTTATCAACCTGAACATTTACACGTTTAGCAAATTCTACTTGTTTTCCTCCTTTAATAGCTTTTATTTTAGAAGTTCCAGCATTCATAATATTACCAAAGGTTACAACAAATGTTGAATCAAACCACATAGCAAATCCACCTTTATTCATAAGTTTTGGTTTACCCATTGGTGATTCTGCTTTTGCTGTCCATACTTTATTAATACAAACTAAAGTATTAGTATATGGAGATGATTCTTTACGAGATAATGTAATGCGTTGGTTTACACTATTTCCAAACTGTGTTGACATTGCTCCAGCATTCCACTCATTATTATTTTTATTAGATTTAATAGACATTTCACATGGTACTGAACCAATTGAATCCCAAAGAAATAGTAAATCATAAGGTAAGTTACCATTTTTCTGCTCATCAATTAAATCAAGAATAAATCCAGAAACATCTTCAATTGAATGGATAGTTTCTCTGTCTACATAAATAAAATTACCATTATAATCAGTTATTTCACCTGTTTCTTCATCAACAACTTCATTAACTTTTAAACCCATCTGTATAGCATGCTCCCAATTCCATTTCATCTCTGTAATGATAAAAACCGGAAGTACTTTACGTTTTTGAGCTTCAACTGCTGTTTCTAATAGAGCTGTAGTTTTTCCAGTGTCAGAATGACCTCTAAGTAAAACTATATGACCCATAGGAATACCAGGTACTGACGTTATTTCCTGGTATGCTGGTGATAGAGGAATCCATTCTTGATCCTTAAATTTAGCTTTGGATGTTAAACCTTTTTTAGATTTAAACCCATCTAAGTTAAAATTTGCCTGTATTTCTGAGGAGACTGCCTCCGATAGTGATTTTTTCTTTCTAGCCATAAATTATTTATTAAAACGGTAAATCGTCTGATTTATTTTTATCATCTGAAAACAAATCATCAAATTGTGCGGCTTTTGACTTTTTAACATTGGTAGATGTTGTATCTAATGAGTAATTAGACTTTTTTTCATCACTGTCAAACGCTACTGCAGGTTCTGAAGTTATTTCTCCTTCTTCTTCACTACCCTCTGGGGCTAACCATTCTTGAAGGGCTACTTTCATTTCATCATATGAAAGTGGTTTAAATACCTTCATTGGATCTGCTTGATCATTCATCAAACTTTCAACTAATGTAGCATCATCATGAAGTGGAGATGTTTTTAAAGATGGTCCAATTGATGTTTTATTATAAGGAGTACCTGTTGTTTCTGGTCCTACTGTAGATAGTTTAATATCTCTACCACCAGCAATATCAGTAAAATCACCAATTTCATCATCAGCAGCCATATTCAAAAATTCTTGATAAACTTCTTTACCAAACTGCCACAGCTTAACACCTTCATCTTCTTGCCCACGAATAACTACAGGAGCAAAAATACGTGTTTTTGGGTCTAATTTTTTAGCTAGTCTCCAATTTTCTCTATCACTAGTTCCACGAAGTTGTTTAGCAAATTCCATAATTGGATCTTTCTCACCCCAATTTGAAGGAGATGCCATTACTCGTTTACTACCAATTCCATAGTAGAATTTCATTTCCGTAAATGGAAAATCTTTGTTGTATTTGTTAGGTGCAACTCTAATTAGTTGTTTACCTACTGTTGGCTTCCAGAATAGTTGTTTTTGTTGACCTCCGGAACTGTTTGTCTGATTTTGAAAATCATTCAGACGCTTTTTAATTGCATTTAAATCCATGTTTTATAACTTTTAATTTTAATTTAATAACTGTGTTAATATAAGAACTTCTTTTGGGTAAACCAACCTAAAGTTCAATAATCTTGAAAATCTTTGTTTTCAGTTGCTTTAATTCATCATGTTGGGTAAGAAGAACTGTGTTTCTGTAATGTTGCCAATCAATTGGGAATTTAGTATCAACTACTCCCCCATTTAATTTTTTAATTAATTCATTTAGGGCATTGATAGTATATAAAGTATTAGTATCTTTTTTCCTATGCACCATTATAGTATTAGGTGGTAATGAATTTCTATCTAAATGAGATATGTTTCCCTGATCTATGTTATATGTGCAAACATATTCATCATTACTTTTTATATGTAAAACAAATATCTTATTATACATTATAGAATAACTAGATGTTATGTGGTCTAAAAGGCCATCTAATTCCTCTAAAGTTGTAAAGGTGCAAAATAATTTATTATTCAAATCGCTAATGTTTAAGTTATCCAACTCCTGAAAGTCGTCTACCTTATACATATGCGAAGGTTTATTTAAAATTGTATGTGTTGCCATAGTTGAATTTTATGTTTAATTTATAATCTTTAAATATATTTAATATCTCCACCATTTTTACCCTTTCACTTCTATCTAAATCAAACAAAAAAGAATCGTAAGTATATAGTATTAATTTTGTATTAGCACCGTTTAATGTTTTAAATATTTCCCACAATATACGAATGTTATATGACGTCTCCAAGTTTTGAAGCAAATAATTTAACAACTTTTGAGGCTTCATATTATCTAATTCATCTCTTTTGAATATTTTTTTAGAGATAGGGCATTCAATGTAGCCTTGATATTGAAAAGTATCCCACAAATCATCCGTATATGCCGTTACTTTTCTAAAGAATTCCAGATCTTTATACTTATCAAATACTCCTCCGTATAGTTGTTTAAATGTTAACTCCTTAGCTTTTTGGTAATCCACCCCATACATTTTAGCAAAGGCAGCATGAATATCCTCATCACCAAAATCATAATCGACCAACTTAGCCAACAAAGTAGGATGATAAGCACCAATATCAAGCTCAAGCAAGCAATCATTACTTGCGATAAAACTGTCTCTACTACCGTCATCTTTGGGTATCGCCGCATAATTTACTCCTTTGAATTTATTACTTGGTCTTCCTGTAAGGGTTTTAAAGTTGAATTGTGTGTAGACATACTCTCCATCGACATCGTGAAAGTGCGATTGGAATTTTTCTCTATCAATTCGTAAACCACTTCGCTCCACGGCGTTGAATACCACTGAGGCTTTTGTGTTGTAAAATTCGTTGATTGGCTCATTTATTTTATCTTTTAAATCATTAAATAGGTTTTCACAATATTCATAATGTTTTACTATTGGAATAATGCGGTTTAAATCTTTTTTATCACCCATCTTGCTGTAGAAGTAAGAGTGGGTTTGTGTTGTTTCACGTATATACGTATGAGAACTAAGTGTTATGTCATAAAGAGTTTTTAAAGGAAAATAATGTAAAAATTCCTTTTTATCACGCACGTACAATGCATCATATTTTGATAATATGTGTTTTATATTGTCAATACTAGTATCAATCGTTTCGCTATGCGAAATGGGCAACATGAATCCTTTTGTGGATACTAACGGACGAATATAAACGGCACAAACTTGGTTTTGTGTGGGGTGTACGGTGTCATTATATGGAATTATTTCTACAAATGCTTCCTTATAACTACTTTGAAAAAACCTTTTTATTTGATCCTCAGATTCTACTAACCAAAACATAACTTTATTTTAACGTAATATAAGAAATAATTTGGGTTTAGCCAAATTAAAATTAAAGTTTATTACCTCATTATCCTATTAAAGCATTGGCAAGTGGAGTTCTATAATATTTTAACCAATTACCTCTTAAAAATTCATTTAACCCTATTACTTTATTTCTTCTTTCTGCTAATATTATAATATTTTTATTAGTAGTAGCTACGTAATTTTCACTTCCTACTAAAGCCCATTGTAAAGTTACTAATTTGTAAGGTTGCCACAACCATTCTCCGCTTCTACTTTCAAGTTTATCAAAGGTATCTGATGATATTTCAAGCCAAATTGGTTGGTTTGTTTTAACACAGAAATATCTAGTAAAACTACCAACTTTATAGTCTTCTTCTGTTGGAGAAGGATATTCCTGTGTGGGCATATTTATTAAGGTAGATTTAGATAAATCCACTTTTTGTAAAGTAGCATATTTTACTACCATACTTTCTGAGTATCCGGGTGTGTTAATATCTTCAAATATAGTAGGTGCATCACTATAAGCTATTGAATTTTGAGGTTGCTCAACAATAGGAATTGAATTTATATCTTCTATTAATTCTAATTCTTCATTAGGTGGGTCATTTTGGGTTTTACCTGTAAAGTATTTACCTTCAAAGGTTTTGTAGTAAAATCCCGTATAAACTTCTTTATTTGATTTATATACTAATGAGTTATCATTACTATATTGATTGGTTAATATTCTACTTTTTGGTATATACATAATTATTCTGCGGGTGCTGTAAATATTAAATATGTCCAATTATCTCCTACTCTAGATCTATATGGGAAATCTGTATTATAATTTGATCTTGTTGATGTTGTCCACCCAACAGAGTTAATAGTCCCTACATAAACTTGCGTGTGACCATATTTTACATGGGATTCTTGTGTAGGACCATTATTACAATAGTATGCTACAACATCCCCATAACCCCAAGTACGGGTAGCTAAGTCATTTAATAGTTGTGTTTTAGTAACAACAGATTGGGTTTTAGTATATCCTAAGGCTGTTAAATTATTATAATATTCTTGGTTATTGTTAGCATTACCCCCTGCTGCTAATTGTCTTTTTTCTGGGTTGTTATCTCGTAAATATCTCATGTAATTTAAAGCTAAATTATAAGAATATCTAGCACACATCCCACTTATTTCTCCATCTCTACTAAATACATAATTGTAAGAGGCTTGCATAGCATTAAACCTTTCAACTGATTCTGGATCATCAGATGCTGGTGCCTCATTTGTTGATAAAGGTAATGCATCGCCTTGGGCTGATGATTGTTGTGTTGTTTGTGATGATACTAATTGTTTTGGTCTTGCGGGAGCTCCTAAAGTTTCGGCTGCTACACTTTGAGTTGTTACCTCTGTAATCCAAGATGATGTGTCTATTTTATGATTTATACCCGTAATTTGTAAATCAACCCCATCATTAGTATATGTGGGTGGTAAAATGTCATCAGTCATTAAAAATTTCTGATATAATTTCATACCTGAAAGTCCATCCATTTCAAGTTGGAAGTTAAATGGTAAAAAGAAAGGAGCTTGTATTTGGTTATCTTTAGTTAATTTTCCTACTAATAAAGAAGCATGAGTTTTATTGTGGCTTACTAGAGAACCTATGTTATCATTTAAAAATTTTAAACTTGCATCCCCATAAATTTTTAAAAATAAACTTGCACCTTCTTCATTAGTTGCATTTATATTATCATCAAAATTAGTTTTTATTGTTACTTCATCTACTTCATCTTCATTAGTTGGTGTTTTTTTAGGGTAAATGCTTTCTTTTACTTTTATAATCCTATCTGCTAACCCCATATTATAATTTGAAAACGAAGTTGCATTTTCAGATAATTGATTTCCATTACTTTGGGCCCCAATAGATATCATAGTAGCAAAATTTGAAGGAATTGAAGCATTTAAACTTACATTTCTAATAAAACTTCCCTCAACTCCAGGTTTTACACCATACACATTAAATCTAGTATATTCACTTGTTGGGGTATCTGGTGTTCTTCTTTGGGGGATATTTTCATTAAATATTAATTTTAAACCATCATCGGATAATTTGATTTTAAATTCATTTATATCTCCCAATGCTGTTATTAATCCATTATTAATACTTTTAAGATAATTAATAACATTAATATTACCTTTTTCATCAGAGGCATCTACTAAACAAGTAGCTAAAAAATTAACATTTACCATAATGTTACCTACTCTACCTAAATAAGTTTGATATTCCCAAGCTGTTGCAGAAACAACTTCATTAATTTTTGTTTGGGGTAGAGTTACACCTTCTCCTATGTTAGTATTTGAATAAGGAATTATACATATTCTAGGATCTGCTGAAAATTGTCCTGGTACTTTAAATATTACATTTTCATCTTTATCGAGGTTTTTAAAATCCATATCAAAAACAACTAAAGGTGTATCAGTACTATTATCATATAATAGAATTTTTGATTGTAAATAAGCTAAAAAAGCTCCATATTTTATATAAACTTGGGGTGATTGGTTTTCTTCTATATCTGCGGTTGTGCCGGGAATTGTAAGTAGTCCTTTAGAAAATGTTAAAGATGATTGGGTTTCAGGTTTTCCACTTTCATCTATACCTCTATAATCTACAAGTTCATAATCTAAAAGTTGTAATTGAGGATCTGAAACTTGAGCAGCTTGGTATATACCATATAATTCTCTATTTACTATTGTTTTATTTGCATTTGCTACTAATGGGGGTTGTTGTGTGGGGTCTGGATCTGATGTCCATAATTTTTTCCACCATCCCCTTGTATCTGTTTTAATTTCTATTAAAGAAGGGTCTGTAATATTACATTTTAGGGCTGAAATAACATCTCCTAAGGATGTTAATTGGACTTGACAATCATAACTACCATCACTATTAAACTGCCAATTAAAATTACTTATCTGACCAAAAAAAGCTTCATAGTTATAATCATATGTTTCTCTAGCCGTTTTAATAGATTGATAAATTTCGTATTGGTTTGTTCCTTCATCGGGTGAAAGAAATTTAGACATAGGTTCTGTTAAGAAACTATCCATAGATTTTAGATTTTGTTCATTATCTAACCATACAGAATGTCCAAATTCCATTAATAAAGTATATCCTGGTCTTAAATAGAGTATATCAATTAATTGAAATTGAGCCTTACTGAAGCATTTTATATTAATGTTACACTTAGCTAAAGCTCCATTATTATAATATGTTACATCGGCTGTTGTAATACCAGGCATAGGAACATATCCTCTTTCTGATGTACCTCCCCACCCATAAGCACCATTAAAAACGCTATTACCATCATTTAAACCAAATTTTAATTTTCCTGGGTTTGACCCTTCATCAAAATCTGCTGACATTACTCCTCCTTGAAGTATTATATTTTTTGCTAAGTAATACCCATCCCATGTATCTACAGGATATCCTAGATTTTTTAACTGTTTAGGTACTCCTTTTAGGGGGTTATAAAATTCTAAATCAACTGAACTTGCTAGCCTTAAAAATGGGGTTTTTGTATTATAATATTGAAGATCTTTAGAAGGAATATTAGTATATTTTCCTAAAGATTTTTGTCTTGTTTCTATTTGAGTTTTTACACCTTGATCAAAAGGGGTTCCTGTAAATGATTGACCCATAACTTTTACCTATTTAATATATTATAACTATCTACTATTTGGACTATATTTGTTGGGATTCTTATTTGGGCACCTGGGTCTAAAAATAAGGAGCCCATATTAATCTTATTTGGGTTTGCTATAGATATTACCCAATATAAGGTAACATCATTATAAAATTGAAATGCTAATGAATCTAATCTATCACCAAATTCTGTTTCAACCCATATATCATTTTCATTTGGGGGAACTTCGGGATAAGTATTATTAGTATAATATCTAGTACCAATAGTGCCTACAAATTCATTTGTATTTCTTATTTCTTTTACGTTAGAATACCTATTCATTATGTTTGGCTTTGGTTATCTCCTCCACTACCTGCAGTTGGTTGATATGTTTCATATACATCATTGTAATTATTATTAACCCCATTACTTAATGCAATAAATTTACTATTTGGATTATTTGCATTATTTGGTTTTTCTGGTAGGAATGTATGAATTGGAGTGAATGAAAACCCGCTTACTTTAATAACATGGGGGAGTTCTTTAACACTACCATCTGATCCTCCTTCAGCATCAATAGCTATTTCCCAAGTTGAAGTATCAGGTATATCATATGTTAATGATGTAATAAAACCAGGCTGTTCATATAAATATCCCCCTACTGTTAGTCTAACTAAATTTCCTCTCATAAACCCTGCTGCTGTGTAATCAGGAGCTAAAGTTGATGCTAAATAATTTAATTTTTTATACATGGGGATAAGTTCAGCTTTTGATTGTGCTGCAACTGTAAAACCTAATGATATAGTTCTACCAAACCCTTCATAATTGTATAATGGTTCTCCCCTTCCAACATACTTAATACTATTCCAATTAGCTTCATAATTATCTGACATATTATCTAAAAATGCTCTAAAATGCATATAAACAGCTTCACCATCTGTGCCATCATTATTTATAGCTGCTATTCTAAACTTAACTAAATCATTAATTGGTTGGTTTGCGTCAGGCCCTGTACCATCATACATAGGCATAGCTGTAATTTTATCTAATGCTTGTAATTCAGTTGCTGGGATTCCATAATTCCATACATTTTTATTTCCAGTGTAATCTGCTCTGTATTCACCACCTTCTTTTCCAGGCATACCCATATTAAGCCTTTCATCTATATTTTTAACTCTATAGTTAGGGGATAAACCTATTACAGATGATACTTTTGTATCTTCTAAATTAACTCCATCTACATCATATAGTTCTTTTCTAAAATCTGTAGGGTATAAACCCGCAGCTCCTCCTTCAATTACATTTTCTTTACCTATTAATTGTGGTTGTGAATATGTTCTTGAGTTATTTTTGTATAATACATTATTATTTACTATAAATTTTTGAGTATTATATGTTGTTACTTCTCCAGTTTCATCATCTGTAAATGAATTTATCTCATTTACTAACCCATCTACCTTATAATTAAAAGTTTGGTAAGGACCATTTATTCCTTTTAATATTGCGGGACCATTAACATCATCAAATAAAAATTCTCTATTTCTCTGGAATTTAAATTTTTCATTTGATGTTAAATATAATTGGCCGTATTTAGCTGTGGCACTATTTTGGATGGAAAGTTGGTATTGGAATTTTGATAAATCATCAGTTTGATATGATCTTCTAGTAACTCCACCTAAATAAAACTGTCCAGGGTTTGATACAGATTGAGGATTTGCTACTCCTGTTCGTTGATCTGCAAATCTAATATTTGTTTTACCTATTCCTAAAATAGCACCCGGTCCTCCACTATAAGCAAAAATATTTTGGTCTGGGCTGTTGCCTACTTCTTCAGCCCTAGTTAAGAATGTTACTAATCTATTATTTTCAGCTGTTTCATTTAATTGTTTAGTAGCTGCTTCATAGGTATTTAAACCTAATAAACTCATCCCTGGAGGTAAATCACCCTGAAATAAACCCCCTTCTACTACACCACTCATTGGGGAAAAAGGGTCTAAACCTAATAAATTTGCATGAAATCCTAACCCATTTCCTAAAGCTGTTGCTATAGTACCTATAGGAGTATAAACTCCTTGATTTATATTACCACCACCTTCAGCTATTAGTCCATTTTCATTTACACCCCAAACATAAGGTGTAAAACCGGCATATCCTAAACCAAATGAAGCTGGGGTTTTAACTGATGTTCTAGATAATATATTTTGTTTAGCTATAAATCCTAAACCTGCTGATGGATTTTTAGTATCCACAAACATTTGGGCTAATCTACCTACATCATCTAACGCATTTGAAACTGCCTTTAATCCTCCCCTAACGATAAAATCCGGTCCTGATCTTACAGGAAGGTTATCATCACCTTGAGGAATATCTTTAGTAATATAAGGTTGACGACTGTCGTCACTATTACGTCTGTCTCTCCCCCAAGGCAGATTTGTAAAATCTGTTTGGAAATTAATTAGAGGCATATTTTAAATTTAGATTCCTGCTGCTCCTTCAGGTAAGTTATTTGCATATCTGTTTACTGGTTCTTGGTATGCTTGTGTTTGTTCACCTAATTGAGAAGTACTTGGATTAGTATATCCCATAGCTCCTGCACCAAAATTATCATATGCTGGATTTGTTAATGTTGGGTCTCCAATATTTGAGTATTGATTGTGGAGTAATGAATTACCTACAATGCTAACTGCGTCTGGAGCTTGTGGGCTTGCTGGTGATACAGGAACACCTAAAGGTGATCCATCAGTATCAAACATTTTTTGAATTGAATTTGCCATAATTGTATGTGTTTAATTTGTTGTTTTGTTATAAATATTATTAAATATTGGAAGTCGCCATAACCATTGCTTTACCTGCTTTAGCTCCATCAATATAAACATCACCGCCACTTTTTACTGCTGATATTAATTCTTTTAATAGAGTTACTACTTGAGAATTATCACCCCCACCTGTAAGATTAGTTCCCCCCATTATAATATCATCAGCTCTAAACTTTTGAATAGGTTGTCCTGGTCTTGAAATAAAATCTTCTGCTATACCCGCAGCTTCTGATTCTTTGTCATAGAATGTATTTCTAACAATACCCCCTACAGTTTCTTGTCCTGGCATTAACCCTCCTAATCTTCTTCCTAACCAATCTCCTGCTATACCTGCAACTGGGGTTAAAGCTATTCCTAAACCTGGTGCTATGTTTAAAGCTTGAATAGCTGCCATTCCACCAGCGGACCCAATAACTGCTCCTATACCTTCATTTACTCTTTTTCCTATTGCTACGTCTATCTCTTTTTTAGTTTTACCGTCAGCAATCATTCCTTTAATGTCTGAGTTTGCAAATACTCCTTCAATAAAACTTCCTATTATAGGAATTCTTTTTGTTAATGATTTTAAAGTTTGACCTAAAGCAGCTTTACCAATTACAGGTTTAATAGCATCTTTTAAAGCATTTATAGGATTTATTTTACTAAAAAGTCCTCCAATTTTAGACATCATACCTCCACCAGCTGCACCACCTGCTGTTGCTACTTTTGATGCTGCTGCTTTAGTAGATGCTCCTGCAACCCCCTCAGCAACATTAGCTGATGTGGATGCTGCTGATGACGCAGCTGTTGAACCAAACCCTAATGTACTTGCTAAAGATGATGCAGCTCCTCCTATTTTAGTTAAAAAACCAAACATATTTTTTAATACTCCTAAACCTGCTTTCATTCTTGCAAATATCCTAATCCCAGATATAATTCCCATATATTTACCTATACTTGTAAATAAACCTCCTACACTTTGGGCAGCTTCAACCATATCCATTAATCCATCTAATATCTTAGATATGGATTCCATAATAGGAGTTAATTGATCTTTTAATTTTACCATAGCATCTGCAAATCTTTTACTAGCAGCCTCAGCATGTAGTTGATCTGTTAATTGATCAGATCCAATTTGTCTTTGTTCATCAGCTGTTATAACTCCATCCTCCATTGCTTTATTATAAGCATCAGAAGCAGCTGTCATAGATTTAGCTTCACCTGTTAAAAGCTCTTGGGTTTCTAAAGTTTCTGCTAATTCTTCCCTTGACATTCCAAAGGCTTTGGCTAATGATTGTTGTTGTAAAACATTCATTTTACTAAAATCTTTAGCTGTTCCTATTTCTCTAGATATTGCTTTGGCTAATCCTTCTTGATCACCCATTAAAGCAGCTCTTCTGGCATCTTCTAAATTTAACTGTTTACCAGTCATTAATTCAGCTTCCATCTCTGCTGCTATAGAACTTTCAAAGTCTAATAGTGATGATGATGTTTTTTCAAGTTGTGATTGACTCATTCCTAATTTAGCAGCTTGGAATGCTGCATTAGCTAATGATTTACCTTGACCTTCCATTGATAATCTATTAGCAGCACTAATATTACCAATGGCAGCAAATGTTTGTTGTTGGTTTACTGCTACTCCTTCTTGTTCTGCTAAAATTGCTACTTGTCCTCTTAAGGTTGCAGTAAGATCTTCAGCACTTTCACCTCTTAATTTTGCTGATTTTACAAATTGAGCTGCTTGTTCATTGGTTAACCCAAATTCATTAGATAATAATGAAAATGTTTTTAATTCATCTTGGGTTAGTTTAACAGCACCTCCTATTTCTTGGTTGAATTCTTGTATACCTTTAACAGCATCTGCAATATTAAAATGAAGTTCTCCACTAGAATTAGCAGCTACATTTAATGAAGATTTTAAATTATTAGCATCATCTCTCCCTAGGGCAAATGTTTTAGCTAAATCTTCTCTTTCTTCCCCAAACTTTTTAATTCCATCTTTTAAACCCTTAAGTATAGCTACATCTAAAGCAGCTAACATTTCCTTCTTAAACTTTGTAGCTCCCTTTACAAGTGTATCTCCTAAAACTTTTGCCTCAATGTCGGCATCCTCTAAACCTAGTTTACTTAAATCTTTAAGCTCTTCACCTGTTCTTTCACCGTTTGCCTGGGCTTTTTTTAATTCCGTATTAAAATCATTAGCTGCTTGTTGTTGGTCGTAAAGTTCTTCAGTTAATTCATTAGCTTCTTTACTTATGTCCTTAAACATATCAGCATATTTACCAAATCCTAAACTTTTCATTAACCCACCAGCTGAGTCTAATGCTTTATTGGTTAATTCATTGTACTCAGCAACCTTTGCTTCTTTTGCTTGCCTGTCTGCTAATTTTTGGTTTATGTCAGTTAAAACTGAAGACTCAGCCTGCATCTCCATTATCATATCAGCATGACCCTCAGTAATCTTTTCTTGTACTAATAATGATGCTAAACGTTTTTTTAGATTAGCTTCATTTAATTTTTCACCATCTTTTCCTAAAAGTATTTCTTTATTAGCTATTTGAAAGTTAGAAAGTTGGGATTTGTATTTTTGTTGGAGTTGGGCAAGTTCTTTAGCGTTTAGTCTGTTAATACCCTCTTGATCATCTTTTAACTTTTCAGCAATTCCCTGGATTTGGCTGGTTGCTCTTTTAGTAATGTTAAGACTTTCATTTTGCTTTTTTAGGGCACCATTTAAACCTATTAAAGTTTCAAAGTAACCCTTTGCATTTTTCCCAACATTATCTAATTGCTTATCTAATTCATCTACACCATCAACTAGTTTAATAATAGCATCATCAGCATCCTCCATAGCGTCAATAAACTCACGTGCTGTTTGACCCGTAAAAGGATTTGCTTTACCTAAAGATTCATAGCCTCTTCTTATCTGTTTAAGAAGTTCAACTACCTGTTGGTATTTTTTAGGGTCTAAACTATTATCAGCCATTATAGGTTTGTTTTATTATAAATATTAGAAAAACCTATTTTTGCGTTCTTTTTGAAACGTAAGAGGGGGGTGATATACTTTTTGGTGGTTGGGATTTAGTTGGGTTATTTAAATCTATTTGTGTGCCTTTTCCCTTATTAGCTTTTTTTCTATTCTCTTCAACTTCATCATAATGACTTTTTAGTTTATTAAAAGTAAACTTACGTAGCCATATAGGCATGTTATACACAGTGTTCCAATCATATCCACCCTTACCATTGAATACAATTTCGTGTATTGTATTAAATACGTTTACTCTAACTCCGGGCGCATTATCGAGCGTCAGGCCAAAAAAAGTTAAGTCCAATGGGGAGGATTGCGTCATCAGTCCTTCCGTCGGGAAAAAAAGTTAGATCAACATCTGGTTGAACTAATTTTATATAGTTTCTTAATGCCCTGGAATCCTGGGCTAGCAGATAATTATCTACAAACTCCCTAATTGATTTTCTATCAGGATTTCCCTCAATTGCTGTTATAATATATTTTAAACGAGTAGACATTTCAGGATTAGCATCCTTATTAATCTTTTTAAGTCCTTGAAGTTCTCTTTCAATAGCTCTTTCATCTTTTCCATCTAATATTTTAAAAGATATTTTAGCTTTAATTTTTGGGAGTTCATAATCAAACTCATTTACTCCTTTTGTAATTAAATCTTCATTGAACTGAACATTTTCTAATGTAGATAAATCAACTGATTGTTTTTCGCCATTATAATCAAAGTCATAGGTTGCACCATATCCTAAGATACGGGCTGCAATAAGTAGTGCATTTTTATCTCCTACGATAATATCATCATATTTAATAGATTTATTAACTATAAGTGATTGTAGTAGTTTATCTAGTACAATTCCTTTTTTAATGTATGATTGGTTAGTTAAAATATCTTCTTCTTTAGCAGTCATATATTTTATTTCAACCATACCAGAAGATAGTGGGTTGTCTTCAGGGTATAATAATCCCTTTGAAGGTAATTCTACGTTTTCAGTAGGTAGTTTAAATTCTTCCATATAAATTTTATTTGTTATAACTTAATATTCGCGTATACATATATAATATAAAAAAAAGCTTGACCGAAGCCAAGCTATTTTTCAAAAATATATAATTTCTTATTAGAAATTCAACACGCAGTAATCCATTCCAATTGTTAAATCAATGTTTTGAGCTTCACCATCAGTGTCCCAATTCATATCAGCAAACGATCCGTCTTTGATAAATGCTCCTTTTATGATCCATTCAGAAACAACATCACCTACAGGACCTAACACATCAATTGTTAAATCTTTTTTATAGAAATCAGAGTAACCATCTCTACCAGTTACTGATTCATGGTGTAATCTAACCCACTCCATTACAGCTTGTGCTCCTGAAGGTGTTATAGGGTCAAATAATTGCATCGTAATGTCATTCCATCTTAACTTACCTTTAACTTTTCTATAAGTGTTGATATGATTTAATGTAATTTCATCTTGTGCGAACCCTAATCCACTAATACCTTTAATAATGTATGATGGAAATCCATCTACGTACATGATAAATCTATTAGCTACCTTTGGCTCAAATGCTGTGAAAAATATTTCGTTTGGATCTAATACTGCCATTTTATGTTTTTTTAATTTTTTTATTCAATTATAAATATTATACTTTTTAACTTTTATGCTGGAAATTCTGCTCCAGTTGGTAAAATGTTGAAATCTAAGTAAATGAATTCAGCCGTTTTAGTAGGTTGTATGTATATAGCACCTCTTAATTCGTTTCTATCAATTACATCGGGTCCATTATTTGAATCATTCATAACAACTTTAAACGCGTATAAACCCTGTCTTTGCTGTACTGACTCTAAATATGGATTAACTTGGCTTAAGAATGTATTTCTTGTAGCCGCTGTATTTTGTTCAAATACTAAATTATCAGATAATTGAGAAATATAATTTTTAAGTGCAATTAACAATCTTCTAACATTTACTCTATCTAAAGCTGATGCTTGATTTTGTAGTGTTTTCTGACCAAATACTACTACTCCTCTTCCTGGGAAGGTTGCAATAGGATTTACTTTATTAATATATAATTCATCTCTATTAGCTTGAGTTAATTTTCTTTCAGCTTGAATTACTTGACCTAATCCACCTCTATTAATACCTGCTGGGGCAAACCATGCTTCTGCTGTTCTATCATTATTAGCATAAACTCCTGGAATTAATGTTCCTGCTGGTACCCAAACTCTTTGTCCTGAATCTGGATCTGTTACCATACACCAAGGCCAATATGAAGCTGCATATGATGAGTCTTTACTTGCTGCCGTTGTAGTAACATTTGTAATAGACTTAGCATATAGTTCAAGATCTAATATTACAATATTATCTCCTCTATTTTCTGTGTTAGAAATTAATTTATTGGTTGTTGATGTATAATCTGCTTGAGTTAAACCTGGTGTTGAGATAATGTTGTATTTGTAATCATCTTTATTTGCTAATAAATTAATTGCAGTTGTATAATTATCTCCAACTAATCCTTGAGTATCATCTGCTGTAATTTTATCATAATATTTTCCAGTTCCGGTTAAAATACTACCTACTGCATCTCCAAATGTTCCTGAAGCTTGTACTGGTATAGAAGCTGTATATTCTGGTTTTGCTTGTCCACTATTATCTAAATAATCTGGTGTTTTGAAATTAACTTCTTTTACTCTTACGTATCTTGAAGCATTGGCATAAGATCCAGTTGTTTGTAGGTAAACATCTGTTGTTCCAACTCCTTTTACTGTTTGTGTTTGATCACCAATTACTCTTGAAATATAATTTGATGATTTTGGGTCTAATGATACATTAGTAAAGCTTTCAAGTACTGATTTAGCTCTTGTATTATCATTACCTTGTCTAATTACTACACTAAACGTACCTGAAGAGGTATTTGGTGATGTAATTTCCCATCTTAAATTATTTGATGATCCATTTGTTAAAGCACCTTGAGAATTTTCAGCTCCTGTACTATTCATGATTTGGCCTTGACCAATTGATTCTAATATAAATGCATTTCCATCTACTATATCAGCATCTACTAATGTAATTATACATTCTGATGAATTTGCACCCATAGCACCTGCTACAATTGTTAATTGATCATTAACTTCATATCCTGTACCTTCTGTAGCAGCATTTAAAGTTGTTAGTGAGTAAAATAAATCTGCAGCTTGTAATGTTAAGGCTCCTGCTGTTGATAATTCAACATTTGCAGGGGTTAATGTAATTGTTAAATCTGCTGCTGCAGTTGCGAATCCAGCTGTAACTAAATCTGCTTGTGTAATTGTTAATACATTACCTGTAACATATCCTGTTCCTAATGCATTTACTGTTAGTACTGAAACATTTGTTCCATCTGATGTTATATCGACTGTTGCTCCTGTTCCTGTTTGTACTGTACCCCCAGTAACTGTTGTAATAGCTACTCCAGTTGCTGGACCACCTGCTCCTATTGCTAAAGCGCCACCATTAGATATAGATAATATATCTTGAGCTGTTTTTAACTGACCATCTGATAAAGCACCTGCTGGGAAAGTTAAAGCATCTAAAGCTGTGTAACCTGAACCTGATGTTGCTAGGGGAGTTGTAATAGAAGTAACTGTTTGGCCTGATACTGTAATTGAAGCTGTTAAATTTGTTCCTGTTCCTCCAACTAATGGAACTGTGTAAGATCCATCTACTGCATCTGTTGGATTTGTACCTGCATTTAAATTATCTAATAAAGTATCTACTGCTACTTTAACACCCCCATTTGTTGTTACTGCTGCGTTAAGTGTTAATCCTGTTCCTGTTCCTCCTGTAAAAGCAGGTGTTCCAGAGAATGTAGCATCTCCACCTCCACCACCTACGGCAGATCCTAATAAATTAGTTGTAGCTAAAATTTGTCCTGTTTCTTGATCATTAGCAATCTTAGAAGAAGTTGCTGGTGAAAAAGAACCTGAGGCTACTCTAGTAACAATTAGCGAAGTACCTCCATTTGAGAAGTAATTATAAGCTGAGATTGAAGTTAAGAAAGTATATTCACTTTTTTGGTTTGCCGACCCACTTTCGAAGGTAGTACCAAAATTAGCTTGATACTCACTATAAGTGGTAATAAGCCTTGGAATGTTTACTTGACCTTTTACTGTTGGTCCTATTATTGCTGCACCGGCTTGTATTGGTTGAGATGTAATCTGGGATTGATCGTTTTCTCTTGCTAATACTCCTGGGGAAATTAATGTTTCTGCCATGTTATGTAATTGTTATATTTTGATAATAAATATATGGTTTTCTGTCAAAAGTCTATTTAGTTGGAGAAAATTCACCAGTTTCTAAAGAAATAGTTCCGCTACCATATTTTTCCTCTAACTCTTTTGCTAAATCTATTTCTTCTTTTTGAATTTCGACTGCTTCCATTTTAAGTTGTTCCTTTTTTAAATTGATGTTTAAAAGTTGAAGTTCAATACTACCTAGGGCTTGTACTGTTTCATTAAACTTATTTTTTAAATCATTAACCTTTTTGATTTCTTCACTTTGTAATTTTGTCATCTTTTATACGTATTAAAACTTGTTATTAAAATTATATTATTATTAAAAACTATTAAATAGAATTAGGGAAAAATGTTACTTCTGCAAAGCCTTGTAAGTTCATATTTTCTCCTACATTACCATTAGCGCGGAATTGAAAACCGGTTGAAATGGGGAGTATTTGGATGGTTGTGTTTCCACTACCGAATGATCCCTCAGCTACTGTTGTAGGGCCTGGTGCTGTTCCAGTAATCAAAGCTTGTGGTTGATTTCCAAATGAATCTACATAAAAGGTTTGTATTTCTTCTATTATAGCTCCAACGTCAGTTGGGGATTGATTATTAGATTTACCTACAGTTAATTTTACTAAATAAGTACCAGATTGAACGGCAGATACTTGACCTAAGGAGACAGAATTACCTGCACCAGATGTAAGTATCCCATTAAGCATGTAAGTTCTTCTATAGGGCTCTATATTACCTGAAGGACCCATACCAAAATAATCTAAATTAGCATCAGATTCAGGGCTAGAATCTAACCTTGCCATAATGTGATTATTATCTGTAGGAAAATCTATTACTGGGAATGGAACAGATTGACTACTTCTATATAATGCTGTTTTCTGACTAGCAAATGCAGTAGGTATTTGGGAAGTTCCACCCCCACCATGATATAAAATACCTCCACCATATGCTTCATTTCCTCCTAAATAAATAATACCGTCACTTCCATTTGCACCTTTTACAGCTAATACTGATGAAGAATCTTGGTGGTTATTCTGCATTTGGACATATGAATGTATTTCTCCAGCTGTATATCCTAATGGGTAACTAAAAGCAGGTGATGATGAACCAATTGAGGTTTCATTGTTACTATTTATTATTATTGCTGAAGATGTTGTTCCTCCAACGCCACCTACCCCAATATTTAATGTAGCACTAGCTCCTACATTTTTATTTTGGATGTAGCTTCTTCCATTATAATCGTAAGATATATTATTAGATCCTATAACAATACTGGATACAGCACTTGAAGCTGTATAATTGCTTCCAGAAAAATTTATTGAGTGGACTGCAGATGATGATACTAAGGATGTATTGGTTACACCCCCTCTATAAAGTACAAATTCTGCTGTCGATCCACTTACAATAGTACCGTAAGAAGATGAGATATAAGTACCCCCATCATACCAAAGAGGATTTGCTGATTCAGCTGTTAAGGCATAAGATGCTGTTTCACTATAAGAAGCAGAAATTGACTCTGTTGCCCATGATGCAGTTGTTTCTAATATTTTTGTTATATTATTAAAGTTAAGATATAATGGATCGGCCATAACATCTTTATAACCTCCATCAACTGTTCCGGGCATAACTAAAACTGGATTGGTTTGATTTGCAATCATATTACTTACTTTAGCCTTATCCGTTACAGAAGCTGTTCCTATTAAATCACCATAAAAACCTACTGATGATGTTACAGAGCCACTAACTAAAAGTGTATGATTTGGTGATCCAAAACCCATCTCACCATAAGGCCAATTAATACCAACTTTTTGAAATAAATCTGACCCATTATCATTTCTAAGTACTATTGATGCATCAGAAGAAGAGTAATCTATTAAAATAGGAAACTTATTAGTTGTTTGATTTTGTAGAACAAAAGAATCAGAACTTCCTCCAGCTAACCCTAAATTCCACCTTACATCAGGATTTTTCCACCCTATAGTAGCTGAATCTGCTGCTCCAAATGCTTCTAATAAGATTGTTGGATCATTTGAAGAGTCATTTGCTTTTAAAGTTAATTTAACTCCAGCTGTTGGAGATGGTGCAGTACCAATCCCCATATGAGTATTATCTGGTAGATAAACTGAACCTGATAGTATAGAAGAACCTGTTTGGCTAAATGAGCCTGATTGTTGAATATCATAGGCTATAGTACCTGTAAAAGCATCTATAGATTGAGAAACTTCAGCGGATTTAACTACTGCTCCTGGTGTTATGCCTGTATTTGAAAGTTTAATTGCCATTCTATAATTTTGTTATAAATATCAAAGAGATTTTTCTAATTGATGGTTTATAGCAGCAATTACTGTATCTGGTGTTATTGATTTAGTACATTCAAACATTCTATCTGTATCCTTATGATCAGGACACCATTCCCAATCTCCTGCATCTAATCTTACTCTATTAAAACATCCAGAACATTTATTTTTAGGTGATGATATTCTTTCACAATCTTCAAATTCACTATAAGCTTCACTAAATCCTGATATCATTACTACAGGGGTTTTTAAAGCCCAAGCTAACCAACTTAACCCACTTCCAATACCAATAAAAGCTTTAGCATTTAACATATCATTAGCTCTTTCACTTAAAGGGTAATCTCCAGTTTTATCAATAACCCCCGTTAAAGTTCCTCCTAATTTAGAATCATGCCATTTGTCTCCTAATAATTCTTGTGTTATCATTACTACTTTATAACCTTTATTATTTAAATAATCTATTATTGTTTGCCACCCTCCTTTATAATTCCAATACTTAGCATGTGCCGACCCATGGGGTGCTATAACGACATATTTTCCTTCTATTGTAGATCCTGTATTTTTGAATGTTAGTTTTGGTTTAATTTCTGATTGGTTAACTCCTAAAATTTCACCACTACATTTTTGTAAACCATGTTTTCTAAAATCTGATATATTTTTATTATAATCTATTTTTTCATCTTCATTATAATGCCACCCAACTTCATACATAGCATATAAGTCAAATTGTTCTTCTCCAGGAGTTATAAATTTAATGTTTGGATAGTTTTCCTTAAACATACTGTTATGGAAAGTAGAAACAATTAATTCACATTGGTGCTTTTTTCTAAACTCTTCAGCAAATGGAAACCATGCTATAGTATCCCCTAAGGCTTTTGAGGCAAAATGAATATAAACTCTTTTGTTTTTTGCATTAAATTTATGTTCAAAAACAACTGTATTATTTTCTAAATCTATTACTTTAATATTATAATTTATATAATATGTTTTGTTAAATTTAGTCCACATATTATTTGTAATTTCACTTTCAAAAAGTAATTCTAATGTATTTTGGTCGTAAAATTGGATGTTATATTTTTTATCTATTTTACCTGTAATTTCTAATTTAGCCCCATTAATAAAGTTAATGTGGTAAAAGTTAGATTGAGGTTTTGGTTTAATAAGTAATTTAGATAAATTATTATATTCTTGGATTAAAATTTCTTTCATATTATATAAAATTTTTATAAATTTCTAATAAATCTTTTGTTCTGTTTTTCCAGCTTAATTCTTTTCCAGTAGCTACTGCTCTAACTTTATAATAGTCATAGTTATTTATTATATCTTTTAACCCTACTTCCATGTGAAATATATCACGTGGTGATCTCCAAGCACCATGAAAATCTGTTTCATATTCCCAATTTGCTATTATAGGTAAACCAGCAGCTGCGGCTTCAATCATAGTTAAATTTGGGTGGCCTGCTTCTAGCATTGTAGGGTGAATAAAAATATCATGTTTGTGATATAATTCTAATAATTTATTGTTGGGTGTATCAAAGACTAAGTTTAATTTTGGATAATTAAACATTTCTAAATGTTGATTAAAAAATTCTTTATTAAAGTTTGGACCTGCTATGGTTATATCTAAATTATGTTTTGCTGCTAAAGCTAATCCATATTTAAATCCTTTTCTATCATAACCCTTATCACCAGCTAAACCATTAGCTGCAACCATCAACAGTTTGGGGTTTGTTATTTTTATAGGATTTGGGTTAGGTGAAGGATAAAATTCATTAACATTAACCCCATGAGAAAAATATTGTGCTTTGGGGTGGTTAAAATAATCAACTAAAAATTTACCTGGTAGTAAGGTTAAAAGTGATCCTTCTATAGCTTTTAAATTTTCTTTAAATATATGTGAGTCTTTACCATAATGAAATGCATGGTGGTCATGAAGTTGGAATATATAGGGTATATTTCTTTCTTGTAAACCAATTGCTAAATTAGCTACATGACAATGTACAATATCAAATTCTCCAAGATTAATATGAGAAGATAATTTGTAGGTAGATTCATGGCCTAGTAATTTTTGATTATTTATAAATTCCCAAATAATTTTTTCAATTGCTCCCCAATTTTTTGGTGGGATATCTAACCCACAAGCTGGGTCTACATGGCATATTTTCATTCTCCAGCGTATATTAAAGGACTATTTTCGTCTGTTGTTTTTATTTCTTGCTCAATTATACTAAATCCTGGTAGATGTTTAGTATAAATTTTTTCTGCTGTTCCTACTTTTAATTTAGCTACATTACATACCCACATATCAAAAGCATCCCATTTTGTATTTTTAATTTTATCTTGAATAAGTTGTAATTTATTTTTATTTATTAAATAAGATTGTGCAGGTATAAATGGAGATATATTAGTGTATATGTCTTCAATTTTAGGCCCATTTAAATTACGATTTTGGTAAGGGTTGCCAAATCCTATAATGTCCTGATTATTAGATTTAGATAGATTACTAAAACGATTTAAAGCTTGTTTTAATTCATCAAATGGGGAATCAACAATAACATCCCCTTCAAAGATTAAAATATAATCATAATCTTTATTATTTTCAGACATAATAGCATTTGTGTGTGCTTTATAACACCCATAATGTCCTGGTGCTAGTTTATAATATCCTGGTTTGTCTTGAACATCTTCAGGTCTATTACAAGTATCAATTGGGGGTAAGTCAGTCCATATTTTATTTATTCTTTGTTCGTATTCTATACCTGTTGATTCACAAAATTCTTTAATATTTTTTACTGATCTTATTTCTTTTTCATTTACATCTGGTTCTGTAACTAAATGCATTAGTTTAATTTTTGGGTTGTATCTACTTCTATCTCCTTTCCAATTAAACATACCATTATTAGGCATTGTATTTAAAAAATAATCTTTATTTAAATTAAATTTATGATATTTTACACTTTCTCCAGTATTAGTATCTTTTACATCAAATGTAACTATGATGTTATCATCTAAATCATATTTTACTAAATCCCAAAATGAAAATTTTCCCCTAACTTCTAGCAATCTATCAATGATAACTTCACCATTTTTTTCTACTGTATAGTAGATATTCTTACTTTCTTTAGCATTAGAAATAGTTATCCAAGGACAAAAATGATTATCTACATCTGTAGGAAGTATAGTATAATATTCAATCATTGAATAATCCTCAAATTCAAAATACTTTTCAGCATCAGATTCAAATTTTTCTTTTGGTTCAATATAGTTATTTATATTATTTTTAAATATATGATAATATAAATTTTCAATACCATTAGATTCAGCCTCATACTTATCCATAAGACTATTATATTGATTTTCAGTTTCTATAAAATCACAATGTCTTAAAATTGCATCTGGTTTGACTGCAAAGAAATATGTATAATAACATTTACCTTCTTGTGCTTCATATTCACCAAAGAAAGTATCATGAGTATTTAATTTTTTAGATATATAATCTATATAACTACTATCTTTAAGAATATAATCAAAGTTAATATAGTATAATTTTTCAATCCCTAATTCTTTAGCAAATGTTGCTGGGTTATAGAAGGATGTATAACATGCTGGGCCGTGATATCTATCATTATCTTCACCTTTTAAATTTACATGGGTATCATATTGATCATGATACATCCAATAACCTGAGTAGAATGTATGTTTTGTTAATAAATTATTTTTTTCATAAAAAACATAATCAACCATACCCTGTAATTCCTTTGGAACAGGACAATGTGCGGATATAATTATTTTTCTATTACTGTTTTTTCTTAATGATTTAATACATTCTATTGTGGTATCTACTACTGCTTGTGTATTTGGGTAAGTACAAATCACATATGCTTCTTTTTCTTCAACATCTGGGGGTATTATAGAAGGGGTATTTAGTTGATTTTTAATTAATTTAACGTTCTTATTAAAATCTGCAAAATCTAAATAATTAATTGTATTATAGTCTTCAAAATAATTTTGATAAACTTCTAAATTATATAATAGTTGTGGTATTTGATAAGATAAAGCTTCACGTATTACTAGAGGCATTGTTTCTTTATCATTTTTACTTCCTCTAGATGTAAATAAAAATAAATCCATTGATTGATAGAAATTATTTACATCAGTTCGTTCACCCCACCAAGTTAAATTAGTTGGTTTATTTTCCATTAAAGGTTCCCAATACCATTTAAAATTATCTGCCTGGTTTCCTACACTATGAAATTCATATTCAGGTAATGCTTCAGCATATTCAAAAAATTCTTTTTGGTTTTTTCTAGAAGTAAATAAACCTATATGTAATATATGTTTTTTTGATGGGTCGAGATTTAAGCGTTTTAACGCATTTTCTCTATTAGGTCTGGGGATATATTCAATTGGGTATTCTACCAGTATTTTAGGTATATCTATGTTTTTATACTGTTCTATTTGCCAGTTTGACACAAACATAAACTTATCTGGTGAGAATATTTTAGTGTCTGTATCCATAGAAGAATCATGTGATGTTTCTACTAAAAAATAACTTCTATTTACATCATATAACTTTCGAGCTATATCATCATCCATAAAATACTCAGGAATTTCTTCTAAATGAATAATGTCTGGTGTAATCCTATCTATAATATTAAATAATTCACTTTTATCTTCTTCAAGTGTAAAAAATTTATTATTATCTACTAATTCTAATATTTTATTTTTGGTTACAACTAATTTCCCCCCAGTACAATCTACCCATTCTACTACATATACTTCAAACTCATCTTTAATAAGTTCAATTTTTTTAGTTAAATATTGTGGGAGTCCTCCTGTTGAAAGATGAGGCGCTATAAATAAGATTTTCTTCATATAACTATTTTTTAAAACTACTTGACAATATAATAAATATTAATTACATATCCAAACTATTGTTAAATACCATTAATTTCACTTATGTCTGCTATAGCTACACCATTAACTTCCCCCATGTCACTACTTGCCACTCCATTCATGTCTCCGGCTGACCATCCTGCTATGTAATTTAAAGTTAATGTCCATCTTGATCTTTGTGTTGCATTTGACATATCACCTAAATAAAAACCATCAAATCCAATACCTGAGGGTTGAACATTTTGAAAATCATAATTATGGTCTATAATACCAACTCCAAAATTATTTCCATTTTGTATTGCTACTATTGCTGAACTATTTAGGGTTATTTGTTGGAAACCTGTGGTTTGTGCCCAATTTGTAGAATTACTATAAGCTACAAAAGAAGTAGAAAGAAATTGACTTAAACTTAATGTTGTGTTTGAATTATTACTAAAAGCAGTACTACTATCTACTGCTATTACTGGAAGTGCTAAAGCAGTTACCCCTGCCGTTGTAGGACAAGTTAATTCTGCTGAAGTTATTAAAACGCTTTGGTAGGCTGTTACATCATACCATATATAATTTCTATATAAGCTATATGATCCTCTACTACCTCCAGTCCAAGCAACACCAATACTTTTAGTAGAATTACCTGTTTGAGACACATTTCCTGAAACTGGTGTGCCTGTTCTAATAGAAGTCCAGGAACCTACACCCGTTCTTCTAATATTACCTAAAGCATAGTTAGAGCTGTTTGTAGTATATGGGGCTAAATTTACTTGAGGCATATTTTTATGAAATTAAGATCCATGTTGGTTCTGGGTTGAAATATAAAACATTAGTTTCTATGGAATGTCCTACTAATCTTACATAATCACCAGTAACAAATCCTGTTAATGATTGTGTGAAACCCCCAGGTGTTCTTGAAACATAAACTGGTGCTCCAACAGTAAAACTAAAAGTCTTAGATTTAATCATACCTCTTAATATAACATCAACCAATACTCCGGTTGCCTTATATGCAACACCCAATAAATTCTTTGTTGATGATAAATCAGCATCTGCTTCATCCCAATTACCAGCACTGTTTAAAGCTACTAATTCAAATTGAGTTACTCCACCTGCATTCCCCCCACCAGTATAAAATTCCCCAGTAAAACCATCTGCACCTGGGATTAGATATTCAATAAATCCTGTACCATTAATTGCACTTGTATTAGTTAAGTCTGGTTGGTTTTTACCTATTTGGAATGGGTTTGTAATACCTAATGAAAAATCTGTATTTAATGTAAATGGTGATGCTTGTGTATAATTTGCTCCATTTATCTTAATATTTGCAGCATAATCTAATGATGTATTATCATCAACCCAAACCTCTAAAGGTGTTCCACTCGCTCCTGAGGCACCGTTTATACCTGATGTACCACTTGTACCATTTTTACCTGAAGTACCTGAAGTACCTGATGTACCTGATGTACCTGATGATCCTGAAGTACCATCTTTTCCTGATGTACCAGATGTACCTGATCCACCTGAAACACCACCAGCACCACCTACACCACTTGAACCAGTTGTACCTGATGATCCTGAAGTACCTGACGTACCTGCTGTTCCGTTTTTACCGCTTGTACCTGAAGTACCTCCTGATCCTGAAGTTGCACTTTTACCTGAGGTTCCTGCTGTTCCATCTGCTCCTGATTTACCTGAAGTACCTGCTGATCCTGAAGTATTAGATTTACCTGATGTTCCTGCTGTTCCATCTGCTCCTGATTTACCGCTTGTACCTGCCGTACCCGTTGAACCTGAAGTATTTGATTTACCTGAAGTTCCTGCTGTTCCATCTGCTCCTGATTTACCTGAAGTACCTGAAGTACCTGTAGAACCTGAAGTGTTTGATTTACCTGAGGTTCCTGCTGTTCCATCTGCTCCTGATTTACCTGAAGTACCTGCTGATCCCGAAGTATTTGATACACCTGAAGTACCTGCTGTTCCATCTGCTCCTGATTTACCTGAAGTACCTGCTGATCCTGAAGTATTTGATACACCTGAAGTACCTGCTGTTCCATCTGCTCCTGACTTACCTGAAGTACCTGTAGAACCTGAAGTATTAGATTTACCTGATGTTCCTGCTGTTCCATCTGCTCCTGATTTACCTGAAGTACCTGCTGTACCCGTTGAACCTGAAGAACCTGATGTACCTGAGGTACCTGAGGTATTTGATTGACCTGATAGGCCTCTTGTACCGTTAGTACCTGAGGAACCTGAAGTACCGGATGTTCCTGAAGTGTTTGATTTACCACTTGTTCCTGCTGTTCCATTTTTACCTGAAGTACCTGATGTACCTCCTGATCCTGAAGTTGCACTTTTACCTGAAGTACCTGCTGTTCCATCTGCTCCTGACTTACCTGAAGTACCTGAAGTACCTCCTGATCCTGAAGTTGCACTTTTACCTGATGTTCCGGCTGTTCCATCTTTTCCTGATTTACCGCTTGTACCTGCCGTACCTGTTGAACCTGAAGAACCTGATGTACCTGAGGTACCTGAGGTATTTGATTGACCTGATAGGCCTCTTGTACCATTAGTACCCGAGGAACCCGAAGTACCTGATGTACCTGAAGTGTTTGATTTACCACTTGTTCCTGCTGTTCCATTTTTACCTGAAGTACCATTTGTACCTGAACTTCCTGAAGTATTTGATACACCTGAAGTTCCAGCAGTACCATTTTTACCTGAAGTACCTGAAGTACCTGATGATCCACTTGTAGCGCTTTCGCCACTTTCACCACTACCCCCATCTATACCTGATGATCCTGATGTACCTGATGATCCTGATGTATTTGATTTACCTGAGGTTCCTGCTGTTCCATCTGCTCCTGATTTACCTGAAGTACCTGCTGATCCTGAAGTTGAACTTTTACCTGATGTTCCTGCTGTTCCATCTGCTCCTGATTTACCTGAAGTACCTGTAGAACCTGAAGTATTTGATACACCTGAAGTACCCGCAGTACCATCTTTTCCTGATTTACCGCTTGTACCTGCTGTACCTGTTGAACCCGAAGAACCTGATGTACCTGAGGTATTTGATTGACCTGATAGGCCTCTTGTACCATTAGTACCTGATGATCCTGAAGTACCTGATGTACCTGAAGTATTTGATTTACCGCTTGTACCTGCTGTTCCACTTTTACCGGAAGTACCACTTGTACCTGTAGAACCTGAAGTATTTGATTTACCTGAAGTTCCTGCTGTTCCATCTGCTCCTGATTTACCTGAAGTACCTGAAGTACCTCCTGATCCTGAAGTATTAGATTTACCTGAGGTTCCTGCGGTTCCATCTGCTCCTGACTTACCTGAAGTACCTGTAGAACCTGAAGTATTTGATACACCTGAAGTTCCTGCTGTTCCATCTGCTCCTGATTTACCGCTTGTACCTGCCGTACCCGTTGAACCTGAAGAACCTGATGTACCTGAGGTATTTGATTGACCTGATAGGCCTCTTGTACCGTTAGTACCTGATGATCCCGAAGTACCTGATGTTCCTGAAGTATTTGATTTACCTGAGGTTCCTGCTGTTCCATTTTTACCTGAAGTACCATTTGTACCTGAACTTCCTGAAGTATTAGATTTACCTGAGGTTCCTGCTGTTCCGTTTTTACCGCTTGTACCTGATGTACCTCCTGATCCTGAAGTTGCACTTTTACCTGAAGTACCTGCTGTTCCATCTGCTCCTGATTTACCTGAAGTACCTGATGTACCTGCTGAACCACTTGTTGCACTTACACCACTTGTACCTGATGTACCATCAACTCCACTCGTTCCTGAAGTACCTGAAGTTGCGCTTAAACCACTTTCACCTGCTACTCCGTTTGAGCCACTTGTACCCGAAGTACCTGTTGTTCCTGAAGTTGAACTTTTACCACTTGTACCTGCTACTCCACTTTTACCGGAAGTACCTGCTGTACCTGTTGAACCCGAAGAACCTGATGTACCTGAGGTATTTGATTGACCTGATAAACCTCTTGTACCATTAGTACCTGATGATCCTGAAGTACCTGATGTACCTGATGTATTTGATTTACCGCTTGTACCTGCTGTTCCACTTTTACCGGAAGTACCTGCTGTACCTGCTGATCCTGAAGTTGAACTTAAACCTGAGGTTCCTGCTGTTCCATTTTTACCGGAAGTACCTGAAGTACCCCTTGATCCTGATGTACCTGATGTACCTGATGTACCTGATGTACCACTTAAATTACTTTCACCTGAGGTTCCTGCTGTTCCATCTGCTCCTGAAGTACCTGAAGTTCCTGAACTTCCTGAAGTTGAACTTAAACCTGAGGTACCTGAAGTTGAACTTTTACCTGAAGTACCATTTGTACCTGCTGATCCTGAAGTACCTGATTTGCCTGATGTACCTGAAGTGCCATCTTTTCCTGATTTACCTGAAGTACCTGCTGTACCACTTGAACCTGCAGTACCACTTAAACCTGATGTGCCTGAAGTTCCATCTACACCTGAAGTTCCTGAGGTTCCTGAAGTTGCACTTAGGCCACTTTCTCCTGCCACTCCGTTTGAACCACTTGTACCTGAAGTACCTGTTGTTCCTGATGTATTTGATTTACCACTTGTTCCTGCTGTTCCATTTTTACCACTTGTACCTGAAGTACCACTTGATCCTGAAGTTGAACTTAAACCTGAGGTTCCTGAAGTTCCACTTTCACCTGATGTACCTGATGTACCTGAAGTACCTGAACTTCCTGAAGTATTTGATTTACCTGATGTACCAGCAGTACCATCTTTTCCTGATTTACCACTTGTACCTGAAGTACCTGAACTTCCTGAAGTTGAACTTAAACCTGAGGTTCCTGAAGTTCCACTTTCACCTGATGTACCTGATGTACCTGATGAACCTGATGTTGCACTATTTCCACTTGAACCTTTTGTTCCATTTGTTCCGTCTGTTCCTGAAGTACCGCTAGTACCGGATGAACCACTTCCTCCACTTTCACCACTTGTACCTGAAGTACCATCTACACCTGAAGTTCCTGAGGTTCCTGAAGTTGCACTTAGGCCACTTTCTCCTGCTACCCCATTTGAACCTGATGTACCATTTGTTCCTGTTGAACCTGAAGTTCCTGATTTACCACTTGTTCCTGCTGTTCCATTTTTACCTGAAGTACCATTTGTACCTGCTGATCCTGAAGTTGAACTTTTACCACTTGTTCCTGCTGTGCCGTTTTTACCTGATTTACCTGATGTACCTGAAGTACCTGCTGAACCTGAAGTACCACTTTTACCACTTAAACCTGACGTACCATTTGTTCCGGTTTCACCTGAAGTACCTGATGTACCTGCTGAACCACTTGTTGCACTTACACCACTTGTACCTGATGTACCATTTTCGCCTGAAGTACCTGAAGTACCTCTTGAACCTGATGTACCTGATGTACCAGATGTACCTGATGTACCACTTAAATTACTTTCACCTGATGTTCCTGCTGTACCATCAGCACCACTTGTACCTGAAGTACCTGATGAACCGCTTGTTGCACTTACACCTGAAGTTCCTGAGGTGCCATCTACACCTGAAGTTCCTGAAGTTCCTGAAGTTGCACTTAAGCCACTTTCACCTGCTACTCCATTTGAACCTGATGTACCTGAAGTACCTGTCGAACCTGAAGTTGCACTTTCTCCGCTTGTTCCTGCTGTGCCTGATTCACCTGATGTACCTGAAGTACCTGTCGAACCTGAAGTACCTGATGTACCTGAAGTATTTGATTTACCTGATAAACCTCTTGTACCATTAGTACCTGAGGAACCTGAAGTACCTGATGTACCTGAAGTATTTGATTTACCTGAAGTTCCGTTTGTTCCTGTTTTACCTGAAGTACCTGATGTACCTGATGATCCTGAAGTTGCACTTTTTCCTGAAGTTCCGTTTGTTCCATCTGCTCCTGAAGTACCTGAAGTACCTCCTGATCCTGAAGTTGCACTTAAACCTGAAGTTCCGTTTGTTCCATCTGCTCCTGATGTACCTGATGTACCTGATGAGCCACTTGTACCACTAATGCCACTTGTACCTGAAGTTCCATCTACTCCTGAAGTTCCTGAAGTACCTGAAGTTGCACTTAAGCCACTTTCACCTGCTACTCCGTTTGAACCTGAAGTACCATTAGTACCCGTTGATCCTGATGTTGCACTTTTACCTGATGTACCATTTGTTCCAGTTTCACCTGAAGTACCTGAAGTACCTGATGAACCACTTGTTTTACTTTCTCCTGATGTTCCTGCAGTACCTGATTCACCTGAAGTACCACTAGTACCTGAAGAACCACTTGTACTACTTTCACCTGATGTTCCTGCTGTTCCATCTGCTCCTGAAGTACCTGAAGTTCCTGATGAACCTCCAGTTCCGCTTACACCACTTGTACCTGATGTACCATCTACACCTGAAGTTCCTGAAGTACCTGAAGTTGCGCTTAAACCGCTTTCCCCTGCTACTCCATTTGAGCCACTTGTACCATTTGTTCCTGTTGAACCGCTTGTTGCACTTAAACCTGATGTACCATTTGTTCCTGTTTCACCTGAAGTACCTGAAGTACCTGCTGAACCACTAGTTCCGCTTTTTCCGCTTTTTCCTGAAGTTCCTTTTGTTCCCTCTGCTCCTGAAGTACCTGATGTACCTGATGAACCTGAAGTTGCACTTAGACCACTTGTTCCTGATGTTCCATCTGCTCCTGAAGTACCACTAGTACCTGATGAGCCACTTTCGCCACTTTCGCCACTTGTACCTGAAGTTCCATCTGCTCCTGAAGTTCCTGAAGTTCCTGAAGTTGCACTTAAGCCACTTTCACCTGCTACCCCATTTGAACCTGATGTACCTGAAGTACCTGTTGAACCTGAAGTTGCACTTAAACCTGATGTACCTGATGTTCCATCTGCTCCTGAGGTACCGCTTGTTCCTGAAGATCCTGAAGTTTCGCTTTCTCCTGATGTTCCTGCAGTACCTGATTCACCTGAAGTACCGCTTGTTCCTGTTGAACCTGAAGTTGAACTTAAACCACTTGTACCATTTGTTCCATCTGCTCCTGAAGTACCTGATGTACCTGATGAACCTCCTGTACCACTTACACCTGAAGTTCCTGAGGTGCCATCTACACCTGAAGTTCCTGAGGTTCCTGAAGTTGCACTTAGGCCACTTTCTCCTGCTACCCCATTTGAACCACTTGTACCATTTGTTCCTGTT